ATGCCGTCGGGAGCCGGTCGGAGGGTCGCTGGGGGGCCTCCCCACCCCTTCTGACCTGCGGGTTTGCTGGCGCGCTCGTTTGCTGGCCGGGTCAGAGCGCGTGTGCCTCGGCAGTCCACCAGTCACGTCCGCCGTGCCTCCACGCAACCCGCCCGGTCGCTGGCCCGCGCCGGCCGGTGAGCGACGGCTCGTCTGCGTGGTCTACGAGGCTGGGCCATGTGTAGGCGATGGTGTGGCTTTGGCGGCGTGCCCATGCGCTGATTGCTTCGTCGATGGGTTTGCCGTTGGGCAGGTTGTTGAGCATGTGCGGTACGAGGTCGGCGTGTATGGCGACGCCTACGGCGTGGAGTAGTCGTCGGCAGGTGAGCCAGTGTGCTGTGGTGCCAGCGGCTTTGGCGATGCGTTGTTGGTATTCGCGGGGTCGTTCTCGCCCGAGGTAGAGGCTGACCACTGGGCTGGGCGCCACTGCTAGCGCTGCGTCGAGCTGGTCGCGGAAGTTGTTGCACGGTATGGCGTCGTCTTCGAGGACCACGAGCCAGTCTGTGTTGTGGCGGGTGAGGTGTTGCCACACTTTGCGGTGGTTGCTTTCGCATCCGAGTGCGCCGTTGTCGATGCTCATGTATGCGGCGCCCACGGTTTCCATGAGCCGGTGTGCTTGTTCGGCGCGTTTGGTGTGGGCCACGATGCCGATGATGTGGGTCATCGTGGCCTTATGCGTGTGGTTTTCACGGCGACGGTGGTGTGTGGTGTGAGTCGTGGTGTGATGCTGCCGTAGTCGTATTCGGGGTCGATGGCGATGGAGCATCTGACCCAGCCGCTGGATTGGATTTTCTCGACGGTGCCTTCGTGTTCGAGTCCGTCGAAGTCAACCCATACGTCGTCGCCGGGTTTCAGGTTCTGGTCCATGTTTATTTGTCTCCGATGAGGCAGCTCATCGCCCATCTTCGACGGACGTCCATATCCGGTGAGTAGATTTCGTCGAGTGGCGCATCATCGTTTTCGATGGCGTCGAGGAGCCAGTCGTATCGTTGGAGGAACCACGCCCATGCCCACATTCTGGTGTCGCCGTCGAGGGACAGGACGTGGTCAAGTGCTGTGGTAAACGATGCGGCGAGCTTGTACATGGTGCCATGCTACTTGTGTCTCCACCAGCTCCACGGGTTGCGTTCGTTGGCTTTGAATATGGTGGCGACGCGCGGACCGTAGACGAGACGGTCTGCGTGTTTGGTGTAGGCAACATAGTTGAGTGTGGCCATGTCACCGATGATGGTGCCTTTGGTGTCTTTTTTGTGCCAGATGCGTCGTTGTTGGTCTTCGTGGTCGGCGGCCATGTCGTGTGCGAATGCTATGACGGTTTCCCGGTCACCTCCGACGATCCCCGCGTTGAGTAGGGTGTGGTCGGCGTGGGTGTCGATGAACTGTTGCAGGTGTGTGGCTTTGTGGTTGTTGCGCATCCAGTCGATCCCCACAACGGCGGGTTCGTGCCCGATGTACAGCTTCCCGGGTTGCATGTGTTCCCACGGAGGGGTGAGCATTTCGACGTCGGTGCCGTCTACGCACCACACCCATTTGACGTCGGGGTTGGCGCGGAGCCATTGGTAGTACAGGTACCAGCGCGCGAAGTATGGGTTATCGACTGGGCTGGCGACTCGCTCGAATGACGCCTGCGGGTGGGTGAGTGGGTTGTCGCACAGCACAACGGTTTCACCTCCAGTGATGGAGGTGATCAACGTTTCGAGCAGTTTGACGTCGGGACGCATGCGTGTGTTGCGCTGCGGGTCAGGTTTGTTGGACAGCAGGCAGGTGAGCACCACACGCCGGTCGGGTTCCACGATGGGGATGTGGTGGCTGCTCGTGTAGTGGTGCTGCCAGTACAACTCGGCATTGCGGGCGGCGACGGCTTTGCGTTCCTCGGTCGGGACGGAACGCTTCACTTCCAGGTGCTCATCCATGGAGTGGATGAGCTTGTTGGAGCCGCACACGTCGCCGTACCGGAACGAGGTAAGGCCGGCGTTGTAGATACGATCGGACCAGGAGGGGTGTTCCCATCCCCAGCCGCCAAATTCAGGGTCGAGGCCGCCGACGCGCTCGATGACGCTGCGGTGTACGTAGATCATGCAGCCGCGGGCGCCGGTGAGAGCGAAGTGGCGACCGTCGTCGTAAACCTTCGTGACGTCGTTGAGTTTCCGGCCGCCGGCGAGGTCGATGAACTGGTACATCAGGTGCGGCTCGGGTGAGTCGATGTATGGCTGAAACCAGTTGTCGGCGATCGGGTAGCAGTCGTCGTCGAACAGGAAGATGTGTTCGCAGTCGGCGAGTAGTTCGAGGCATTTGTTTTTGGCTCGGGCAATGCCTGCGCGTTGAGTGAACCGGTAGGTCGCTGCTGGGTATGGTTCGTCGCTGGCGTCGTCGACGATGACGAGTTTGGCGTTGGGTGTGTGGCGGCGAATGTGGGCGATTGTCTCGTCGGCGACGTCGCGCCGGTTGCGGGTGGTTACACCGATTCCGATTGTGGTTCCGTTGGTGGCTTCTGGGACGTATCGGGTCCCGTCGATCACGACATCGGTCATGTCGGCTTAACCCTCGGGTGTCTCGCTGCAATAGCAGGTTTTATGCACGCCGTAGGCGCACGGCGGGCACACCGCGCGCCTCTTGCCCGCGTATCGCTCACCGGGTGCGCCGCAATGGCAAACCATAGATTTGGGCAGAAACCCCGCGTGTATGTCGCGAGCGAAGGCTTCCTCCATCGTCACCGCCCTATCGCAGGGTGTGTGTCCCAACTCCTCGCATGTTGGCCCGCCGCATGATTCAGCCCCGTATGCGGGGTGGAATCGCCGCTCGCGGGCCGATGATCCCATGCGCGGCTCCCCCTGTTTCACTCGTACCATTCGCCGCAGTCTGGGCAGTCGGCGTCGCCGCAGTAGCAGATGTTGCGGTCTGTGGTGCGTCCGGTTTTGCGTTCGCGGTGCCGGTTGCGGTGCGGCTGGGCGGCGTTGGATCTGCGCAGCTCCTGGCGGGCGCGGGCCGCGTCATCCATTGGTGCAGTCCATCATCCAGCCGTTTTTCCGTGTGGTGACACAGATTGTGGTTTCTTCAGGTCTCTTCCCGGCCATCGCGAGGGTGGCGGCTTTGGCGAGCGCCGCTTGCACTAGAAGCATCCACGGTTCGTTGGGTCCAGCTTTTTGGACTGCTGGAATGTCGGGAGGTGTGGTGATCCACTCGCCAGGGTCGGAGTGCATCAGCACTTTCCCGTCAACTTCAATGTGGATCACTGTTCAGCTGCTTTCTGCAACGCTTTCGCGGGGACAACAACATCGTTGCTTGCCTTGTCGATGGTGATCGACAGGACAGGCTGGCCCGTGGGTGTGGTGCGAATGTTGATGACGCGGTGCCCGGTCGGTGCGTCGGCCGCTTGCTGGCGTAGTTGTTCGTGCTCTTCGCGTGTGAGGATCACATAGTTTTGGGTGATCGCCGCGGCGAGTGCTTCCGCGACCAGTTTCGGGGTGTCGAGGTGCGGTAGGCCTGCTTCTTCAGCGAACTGGCCGGCGAGTTCCGGGGGGACACTGATAGGTCGTAGTCCCGGCAGGAGGATCGGGAAGGGTTTGGTGTTTTCGTCGCCGGGGTGGACCAGGTTGTTCAGCGTCTCGGTGAGAAATTCTGTGAGGTTCATCCTCGTATGCACCACCAGATGCGGGTGAGTAGGGACGGTGGCCGGTACAGGTCGAGGTGTTCCCACGGCTGAGGATCCCGAACAGTGAGGGACTGACGCATCCACGGTGGTGTGGTTTCGATGCGGTCCAGGATGGCTTGGGTGATGTTGCCTGTGTACAGGCGGGTTTCGTCTTTAGGTGGGTCCAACCGTCGGGACACGGCGATGAGGCGGCGTGCTGCGCGTCGCATGATGCGGGCCGCGCGGCGTTTCATTCCTGCCTGCCACCGATCGTGCCGGCGCCGTCCTGCAAGTTGATGCGCCACGACTCCGGATCAATATCGTTCGGGAGTCGGCAAGCCTTGCTGCACGCCGAGAAACGAACCTTGCTGCAAGGGGCGGGACACACCCGCAAGTGTTTGGTTGGCACGGCAACTACTCCTGGCGTGTGGGGCGGGGTAACCGGTCAATCAGCTGGTTGAGTATGCGTTCGGCGGCGGCGATGATGTCCGGGTTGCCTGCCTGCCGTGCAAGTTTGAGGTTGAGGTGTGCGCCTTGGATGCGTTCGGTCAGTGTGCGCGGCGCAGGGAAGGTGCTCATGGGTGGCCTCCCCGGAATGAATAAAAGCCCGAACCTGTGGAGGTCTTCGGGCTTTGGGCACACTTCACTTGCCGAACCCATAATGGCATATGAATCTGCATGTCGCAAGCAAGCTGGGGGATGTGGGGAGGTTGGCGTGTCTCATTCGAGGACTCCTGCGGGTAGTTCGTAGCCCAGAACGTTGGCGAGGTGCTGGAACAGTTGCGGTCCCCATTCGTGGTGGCAGTTTTGGCAGACGCATCCTGATGGGCCGATTTGGAGTGCGGGTTGTCGGACGGTTTCGCCGGCTGAGTTCTTCCGGTACACGATGGCGGTGTCGCAGGCTGGGCACGGGTTTGGGAGTGACCATTTCGGTGGCGGGTTGAGCATCGTTTTGATGGATTCGCACCAGGCTTCGATCCTTCCGGAGATTTGTTCGATGCCGTGGGCGTCTTGGGGCCGCCATGGGCGTCGTTCCAATAGTTGGAGGCGTAGCACCGTTAGTGGTGTGTGTTCGCGGGTGAGGTCGCGTTGTGGAACGGGGTATGGGGGTCCGAACACCCAGTAGCTTGAGGGTTCCCATGCTGCGACGGTGGCGTCGATTTCGGTTTTGAGTTCGACGGCATCGATGCAGAGGGGTGGTGAGGATTGCGGAATGCGGGAGGCGTTGCCTTGGGAGCCGGGGATTTCTTCGGTGAGTTGGTCGTAGAGGGAGTCGCGCCATCTGGTGGCACCTTCGGTGTATTCGGGTTTTGGGTCGATGAGCGCGGAGATGGCGTTTCCGAGTCTGGTTTTGGCGGCGGGGAGGTTGCCATCCTCTGCTGGTTGGGTCATAGGGTTTCCTGAAGTTCGTCGGGTGTCCACATGTTCAAGCAGTTGAGGCATTTCACCAATCCGTCGTATTCGAGTGCGAGCAGGATCATTTCGCAGGAGGGGCATCGTTCGCCGGGGATGAGCCTGGGGATTCGGGAGATCTGTTCTTCGATCTCGTCCATGCGGTTTTCGCGGTCTTCAACAGTCGGAGCGTCGCTTGTGATGGCGTCCGGGGCCTGGAATTTATTGGCGTCGGGACTGATTGGTCGTCGGGATATTGACTTGGGTCGAAGCTCTCCCTTGTTGTGGACTACGTGCGCGACGTTGTATCGCGGCATCTCCGATTGAATCGCTGCTACCTCTGCGGTTTCGAGCTCAGCGCGGGTGGCGAAGTGTTGCATCGTGGAGCGGGCGACTGATTTGAACCATGCTTTGTCGGCGTGGTGTTGGTTGAATCGGCTTCTCGGGTTGTTTGTGATTCCGATGTAGAGAAGATCGTCTTCCGCGTTGTAGAAGCGGTAAAGAATATGAGGTTTGTCGCTCATGGGCACCTCCAAGATTCGGATTTTACCTTGGTGTTCAGCGTTTGTTGGGGTTCATGTGTTTGGGTTTTGTGGGTGTTTCCGCATGGGCGTCGGATGTCGATCGGCTTGGTCACTTCTCAGGCCTCCTAGCCTCGTTGGGTTCAGACTGCACAACCGACCCGACAACAGGGTGGTTGAACTTTTGGCAGGCGCATTCGCCGCCGCGGCAGCACTCGCAAGAATCAAAGAAACAGCTGGTGCATACGTCTTTGGTGGAGTACCGAGGAATCATCGTTTGTGGTGTCCTTTGCAGTCGGTGGAATGCTCGGCACGGGGCTGGAAACACGCCGGACAAACAGGGCTCTCAGTGAGGAAACGAGCCTGGGAAGCAAGAATCACAGACAAACCGTCGACTGGTCCTGGCCATGCTGTGACCTCGTACCGGGTTGGGCGAACGAATACCTCGCTCATTGTTGGTCCTTTGTGTTGAGTAGTTGTGCGATGGCGATCAGGGCGTGGACCTGAGCTGCTTGGTAATCCCCCGCGGCGGCTTCCTCTTTGGCCCGGTCAATGTGATCAGCAGGAGACACGATCTTGCGGCCGGTCAAAACGGAGGAGCCCAGGCGTCTATGAGGACATCGAACGCAGCATCAGCCATGCGGCGCCACGCGTCCTTCTCCTGCTCCGACAGGGTGTTCCAGGGGAACATGCGGCCGGAGCTGGTGGTTTCGCAGATGGCTTGCGCGGCCCGCTCAACCAGAGCTGCACGCTCAGGGGTAGTCATGGTTGGGCCTCGTATCGGTAGTGCTCGCAGGGCTTTCGGTCGGGCCGGACGGTGCCCGGTTCATCGCTGAGGTAGGTACGTGCCGGGTATCGGTGTTCGCGCAGCACCGGTTGGTCTGCGCCGCGTTCGGCCCACTCGATGTCCATCTGCGGCTCGCTATGGAACTCGGCGTCCAGATCGGTGCACGACGAAAACGGCACCAGGTCGCGGGTGGACATGAGTTCGTCGCGCTCGGTGCAAGTGATCTTGACCCACGGCATCAGCAGGACGATCCTTTCGTGAGCCATTCCGCCCACCCCTGATCCACCACACGCCGCGGGGGTGTGGTGTCCGGGATGATGTGAATATCCGTATGCCCCGTGTTGATCGAGTGACGATCCGCTTTCCACCGAGCGCAGTCTTCGCACGACTGGTCCCAGACACGGTTGCACTCCTTGCAATGAACCTGAATCACGCGATCGCCTCCCGCATGCAGTCGGTGCACCGCGTCAACCCACACATCGGGAATGCAGCATTGGTGGTCCAACCCAACGTCTTTCCGCACCTATCGCAGTCCAAGACATAGAACCGATCGCTCATGCCTCGCTCCATCCCGACACCCAGCGGGCAGCTGTGCGGTCACCGATCCATCCAGGCGGGAGAATCCACCCCTCGCGGGCGGGAACGGTTTCACGGGTGAGTCCTCCGAGGGCTTTATCAACCTCAGAAGCCACATGCGCGGTGTGCACGCCGTCGCCTTCCTCCGACCACCCGCAGATGCAGTACTCGACACGGTGCTCGCCGAGGAACCCCCTGTCTGCACCGTTGTACGTGTGCGCATCGATCACCTCGATCATGAGGTTTTGGGCTTCGCTGCTCACAGTTCCTGCTCCCGCCAGTTAGAGTTCTGTCTCGTTCACGGGACCACCAACTCGGTGACGTCGTAACCAAGCTTGATCGCTCGGATGATCTCGGGGTCCGAGAGCAGCATCACCACGGGCTCCTCATCGGGGACGGAGATGGTTACCATCCTCTGCTCGTTCATCGGGACCCCACTTTCGACAGGATCACCAGAGCATCAGCCAGCCCGCTGGCCCGCCCCCCGCTGACTAGGCAGTCCTCTTTGTCGCCGCGGGCCGTGGCCGCTTCGCAGGATCGAAGCCACTTCACGCGCTCGGCGTTGATCAGGTCTATTGCATCGCTCAAGGTCATCGGGTCTCTCCTCGCAACGCGACAGCGGCAGCGGGCCACCACCAAACGCAACTCTTCAACCTCAGCGACCAACTCAGGAACGAGAGTGCGCGCCTGGGCAATGAACTCGGCATCGGCGCGCTGGTGGTACAGGTGCGTCGTGGCGACGGCCTCACGAGTCGACTCGGCATCATGCGGGATGACGCAATTGCCCTCCTCACTGCTGTACTCGGCGATCCACGGGCCTTCTGTGACGCCTTCCAGTGCGGCCTTGGCGCGCTCAACAACATCACTCATCAGGTATCTCCATCCAGTGGGTAACGAATCGGGTTGCAGGCTCTGGCACGCCCAGCTCGAAGATGCTCTCGATTACGCGGGTTTCCCGCCTGAGTCCTCCGAGGGCTTTGTCGATTTCCTCGGCCACATGCGCTGCGTGCTCGCGGCTGAGTCGGTCTTCCTCGCCGCATGCCCAGGTTCGATCAAACGAGGGGCGCCAGTCGCAGCCCCTTCCGCATCCGAGGATGCCCCCGTGCCATTGGTGTTTCTGCACAACCCCAGCGATCACGTTCTGGGCTTCGCTGCTCACGCTTCCCCCTCGGTATCCAGTGCAGCGAGGATGGCGCGCTTTGAGATCCAGTCGGGTCCGGGCTCGTACACGCCGCCCGATTCAGCCAGCGCCCGGATTCGTGTTTCCTGCGCCCGGAGTCGCTCGACTTCGGCGAGCAGCTCCCGCAAGAGATTGTCGGGATACATGCCCATATCTGCGCCAGCCGCTATTTTCGCGGGGGTGACCGGGTCGCTCACGCTTCCCCCGTCGATGAAATCTCGGATGTCACACGCCACCTCGTAGCCCGGATCGTGTTCCGCGACGCTGTTGCAGAACTCGCGGATACGGGCGAGTTGATCATTCGGCGTTGTCATGTTTGTTCTCCTTCGATCGTTGCGTGAGCCGCCCGAAGTGGATGACCCGACCGGGCAGCGGCTTACCCGGACGAATCGTGTTAGAGCAGGGTGTGCCTTTAGGTGCTTTGCAGATGTCACACGACCGGCACGACACCGCCTCCAGGACACGCGGATCATCCGGGCTCGATACGAACAACGTCATGTCAGGTACTCCATGCGCCACGTCGGATGCACACGAGTGCGCCAGTCCCATGGATCACCATCCAGGTGGAGCATCAGGTACGGGCCGTCCACACTCACGATGCGTCCGGGTCGTCCATCGAAGATGACTCGCATTCCACGCTTCGCCGGGACACCGTAGTTTGACCGGATCCAGTCGAATCCGCCTTTTCGCTGCGCCATCACTCGTCTCCTGTTGTTGATTGCGGGGGCTGTACGCCACGCTGAGCGACTTTCACACCCTCCCCCTTGTCGCCGCCGCTCATGACATCCGCCCACGCGCCAAAGCGCCCGTAGCCGCCAACTCCGCATCCCGAACCCTCACGTCATGAAACGAAGACCGCCGCAACACCACACCCGTCCCCGCAACCACACAACGAGAACCCACACCCGCCTTGCACCACGAGCACCGCACCGTCAACGCATTCACCTTCGGCCGCGCAAACACCATCGGCTCCGGTGTCGGATCCCCGTACCGGTCAGGCACGATCAATCGACTTCATCTCAGCGACCCGGCCAACCGCCGCAGCCAGCCGGCGCTCCAACTCCGCGTCACGGGCATCCTCACGAGCCTCACGTTCCGCCGGAGTCTCCCGTTCGCACCGATCCCGCCGGATCGCACGGGCAGCATCAACAAGATCCTTCGGCAACGGACGAAACCCGCTCCCATGATCGGAATACATCTTCGTCACCCCGGCCAACACGTCGGCCTGGTTGAACTTCCACAGTTCGATCTGCTCGGCCCACGCCTCGACGGTGGCGCGGTTCGGCTGAGGAAACCACGGATCGTAAGCAGCGCACTTCGCAAGAGCATTGGCCGCGATCTGATAAGAGTCGCTCATTGTCCGATTGCCTTTCTCTGGTCAGGGTTTCCGAGGCCAGCCCATCCGAGGACTTTCGCTTCGCCAGCGGTGAGGTTGCTTGATCGAGACGACTTGATGACATCCCCGAGGACTGTTGGGAGGTATTCAGGGAGGTTGCAGTTAGGCCTTCGTTCCCATTCACGCAACGCTTCCCGGATAAGGGCGTCCGGCTGTCCCTCGCGGGTGAGCTTCTCAACCTGGACTGCCAGCCGATCAACAGTGGCTCTTGGATAGGTGTTGCTTCCAAGCTCTTGCCGGACGACGGTCTTGGATGCGGAGGATGGTTGCGGTTTTGAGGGCTTGTTGACGAGTTCGATTGAGGCTGGCGCGGTGTCGACGACGACGGGTGGTGAGTCGTACGGTCCGGGCGGCGGCTCGGGTGGAAGTGGGACTTCCTCGTCCCCTGCTCCCCTGCTCCCCTGCTCCCTTTCCCCTGTTCCCCTGTTCCCCTGTTCGTGGGTGAGACTCTCGTGAGGGTCTCCAGAGGAACTCAAGAGGGACACTGCCGTGTTAACCATATCCGCTGGTGGGAGTGGATATTTGTGGCCAAGACTGGGGTGATTCACCCGCTGATGCTGTTTCCACTTGGTGATGTACAGCAGATCCTTGAGACTTCCGTTGTGGACGGCTTTATAGCGGGTCACCTGTCCACCGCTGGCTAGTCTCTCCAGATCTTCAGTGACTCTCTTGAGGGTCTCTAGAGGCTCGCGGGCGAATTCATCGGCGTACAGATCGGCAACGATGGAGACGAGTTTGTCTGCGCCAACACCGTTGTCATCTACATACGACCACAATCCGATGAACGTGAGCCGGGTCGAGATAGGCAGTTTGGTGATGTCATCGGATCGCCAGAACTCAGGCTTGATTGACCTGATCCTCACTGCACACCACCGCCGAACAAGTTCTTTATAACGGCGTTGTGGATGCGCCACCTTCGAATCTCGGCGTATCGCTCGAATGCCAGGTCGACGCGCTTCATGTGGGCGTCTGTCGTGCGGCCCGACTTGGCGCGGCAGCGGGTGTCCGGGGCAGATCCGCAGGTGGGACATTCCACCCTTGCCCAGTCGTATGGGATGCGTGGACTATCATCAGTCACAGCCACTCCAATCCAGTGGTTAGGCCCGGGGTCACGGTGTTACCAGCACCGCCCGGGCCGTCTTCGTTCGCACGTTCGATACTACCCGAAACCCGCTGGTAAAACACGGTTTTCCGCATCAAACCTCCTCGCAGTCTGCGCATCCGTTTCCGCCGCACACCTCACACAGACCGGCCTCGAATCCTGGGCATAGGCACTGCGTGTACCGGGTCATGTCATCCGCATCCACGCCCAGCCGGGTTCGGCATTGGGGTGTGTGGGTGGAGCGGGGATGATCACACAACAGGCACGTCATGGGACCTGCCAGTTGATGGTGTCGCCTTGCTGGAGAATCTGTTCCAGGTATTTGACGGCGGTGACGGTGGAGTTGAAGCATTTCGGTGGTTCGGTTCCACCGGTGACGATGTAGTGGGGCCACGTCCCCGAAACCGTGTACGTCATGACGCGTCCTCCAGGTCGAACAGACTGGGCATGTCGCGCTGACGCTCTTCAGCCTGTAGGTACTTGACAGCATCGAAGTAGTAGCCGGGATTCAACTCGACACCACGGCCGCGCCGACCAAGTTTCAGTGCCCGCAACGGCACGGTGCCCAGCCCGCCGAACGGGTCGAACACCAACTCGCCAGGATTCGAGAAGCGAGTGATCAGCCGGTCAACGATGTCGAACTGCAAGGGGCAGTTCTTTACCACCAGGCCCTCGGCATGAAACGACTCATCCTCCGCCACACGCAGATTCCAGGTTTCAACCTCGCCGACAGGCTCGGCGCTGCGCACCTTCATCCACGCGCCGTCATCGAGGATCGGAGCTCGTTTACGGCGCTGATCGTCATCAACGTCGAACGACAGAACCCAGTCCTGACGCATGTGCACTGCGCGGCCCTGGATCACACCATCGCGTTCCAGCCGGCCGGGGTACACGCTGGCAACCGCGCCGTAGACGCGTTGCGCGAGGTAGGCGATGCCGAGCATCAGTTCTTTGGACACGCTGCTCGCCGTCCATCGCCGCCTGCATGGTAGGTAATGCCCGTCGCCAGACAAGTACCCATCGAGCAGCGCGCGCGCCTGATCCACTGGGAGTGTGTATGCGACGGCTGGCAGGTGCTTGCCCGCAGCTCCCGCCCCGCAGTCCTTGAGAATCGCCCGCAGTTCGTGGCCAGGGTCGCGCAGCTGGTATTGCAGGGCCGTGAGCTCGCGTGCGGGGTTGCCGCCGAATCTGCCGATCCTGGCGTTGAACTCGTCGGCTTTGTCGCGACCGACCGATATGACCGCACAGCCGCGGCCGTCGATGTGACCATCTGCAAGCCATCGTCCGACGGTCCACCACAAGGTCAGATCACCGGCGGCGGATTCTTCCGGAGCAAGCTTGCGATTCACGTATGAGCCGACCGTTTCGGCCGCTTCTACCCATCTAGGTTGTTGACGTTTCGCGGTCCTGAATGACCGACTGGCATAACCGCGGGTGTCTCGGGTCCACACCTTGTGGTCCGGTGTCATCACCGCGCCGGGAACGCCTTGCGCGCGCAGGTTCACCACGGGCCGAACCCCGGTGTTCTGCTTGACGAGAACTGGTCGCCATCGGCCCCTGTGGGTGAGGACCAGTTCGCCAACGTTGACCTCTTGGATCGGCTTGTATCCCCCCTTGGTCAGCACCAGCGATCCACGCGCGAGGCACACGTGCATTTGAACGTTGCGGCGTTTCTGCTCCCCGTTCAAGGTGATCATCCGGTTCACGTCGTGCCACACGTGAGGTGACCACGATCCCGGGGCGATGGCCATGAACGTGGCAGGCAGGGCGCCGCGACCTTCGAGTTGCTCACCGATGCGGACGTGTGACTGGTAGTCGTAGACGTCCTGCAGGCTGTGCTTGGTGAACAGTGAGGCCAGCTGGTCTGGTGGCAGCGCGGCGAGCTCGTCGGCTGTCAGTGTCCTGTTTCCGCTCGAGCGCCAGAATGCGTGCGCGTCCACCTGCCAACGGGCACGGGTGTAGTCGTCCTTGGATTTGGTGACGGGTGTGTCGGCGTATCCCTTCGACCTGTCTGTTTGCGGTTTGTGGAACAACAGAATGTATTCCGGGGAGCCGACGCCCATCTTGGTGGCGTCTTTGCACTGCTCTGACCAGCCCAGCCGGTACGTCTGGTTGTTTTCCCGGACCACATCGGTGATGACGGTGATCATGCCGAGGTAGTCGAAGCCGTGTTTGCGTCCGTGGAAGATCGCCTCGGCGTGGAAGGGTGACACCGTGGGCACGCCGGCGCCGGTGACGTTTCCGAACAAGATGCGGTCCTTGACGTGGCAGGCGTAGATACGGCCCGGCGAGAGGATGCGCAGCAGCTGCGGTGTGAGGTAGTCCATCTGCTGCCAGAAGTGCTCGTTGTTGTCGGTGTGGCCGAAGTCGTTGTAGCTCGGCGTGTACTCGTAGTGGTTGGAGAACGGAATGCTGGTGACGATCAGATCCACCGAATCGTCTGCCATGCTCTTGGTTTCGTGAACGCAGTCGTTGTTGGCGAACACCCATCCCTCACCGGATGCTTCGATGCGCTCACATCCGATGGAGCGTTGCAGCGCCTCGGAGATCGCTTCGGGGTCAAGTCCGTACTCATGAATGATGTCGGTCATCGTTGATGTCAACTCTCGGTGTTGTGCCCATTTCTCGCGGATGACCCGCACCACTTCCCGCTCGGTTTCGGAGTGGATCAAATGGGCTTTGCAGGGATGGGTTTGGCCGAACCGCTGAATCCGGTGCAAGCTCTGGATTAGATCGTTGAACTTGTGCGTGATGCCGATGTACACACAGGTGTGGGCCTGCTGCAGGTTCATGCCCTGCCCGAGCATCACTGGTTTGCCGATCAGCGCGTAGGTGTCGCGGTTCTTCCAGTCGGCCAGGCGGCGCTCCACCTCGTCCAGGTCGAGCGACCCGTATACCGATGAGAAGCTCAACCCAGCATCCTCGAGGGCCTTCTCGATGGCGCGCTGCTCGTCGTTGAGGTCGCACCAGATCACAATCTGGCCCTCACCGTGCGCGGCGTGGTCGGTGACGATCTCGGTCAGCTTGGCCAGCCGAGCATCCAGCGACCGGCGCTTTTCGGCCGCGGCCTGCGGTAACCCGAGGTTCACCCCGCGCACCAACTGGCCCTGCCCGTCACGCTCGAAGTCGAACTCATCAGCAGGCGGATCAACCTCATGCCACAACACCTCCAGCGGCGGCAGGTCATAGCCGGTGGCGTCGTGACCTAGGTCGGCCGGTGATTGCACGAACGCAGCCCACGTGTTCAGCCACAGCCAGAACTCGCGCTCCTTGTGTGGGTAGAGGGTGAGGTTGTTCGCCTTCGTCGAGTCCCGCTGGAACCAACGCGTGAGCGCTGCCCCGGTGTCCATCACCCCGAGATAGCCCGCGTAGTGAATCAGCTCCTTGTACCGGTTCGGTGACGGCGTGGCCGTCGCGACGTACCGGTAGGGCACCCCGTCGAACAGCTCGAGGAACGACTGGTACGTCTTGGACCCGAAAGACCGCAACACGCTGGCCTCATCGAGTGAGACGGCCGTGAACAGTGTCGGGTCCAACTTTCCGTCGCGGACACTCTCATAGTTGGTGAGATAGATTCCGTCGCCACCGACTTCTTCTGTACGGCGAACGAACCGGGTTTCGATGCCCAGCATTTGGGCGTCGTGGGCGAACTCGATCCGCACCCCCAGCGGCATCACGATCAGACCTTTACCGCCGCCGTGCTTCGCCAGGGACAGGCGGACAATCTCCAACTGCATCACCGTCTTGCCCAATCCGAACGCCGCGAAGATCGCCCGCCGCCCCCCGGCGACAGCCCAACGCACCAGATCGCGTTGGTGCGGCAACAACATCGAGTGAATTTCGCCCGGGTCAACCTGATGGCCATAGGTGTTGTCAAACCTTGCCTTCGCGGCCACAAACTCGGTGTATGACATGTGGCCGGTCATTTCGCTGCCTCCACAGGGTTAGGTATCCGGTAGGTGTTTCCGTCGTCGTCGAGCAACACCCATTGGCTGCGGTAGAGGACGGGAATCTGGATGGGGGATTGGGTTTGACGAACAAGCCAGCCCTTCAGTGAACGCTTGCGCCCGATAGGACTCCGCCCAACGATGACAAGCACCACAAGCCCACAGCCCGTTGGACGCCACGTTGGTGTCTTCGCGGCGAGAGCCGCCAAGACCACGGGGCCTGCGATGGTGTGCAGTAGCGTCTGAGGCGCGTACTCGTTGCAGCGTTCACAACGACCGTGAGCACGCTCCCAGATCAGTTCCTTGACTTCCGGGGGAAACCCCGTAAACCGGCGGCTCATGAGGCGTCCGCCTGCCTGGCTTCCAACTCCTGAGCCCGCGCCGCCAACGCTTCCTGAACAGTCGGCCCATCCGCGGCACCAACATTCAACAACTCGCCAGCCTTCGCATCCCGCCACAACCCCGTCAACACATCACGAGACTCAGCAGCCGCAATCAAATCCAGCAGCTCCAGCACCCGGTCCTGAACGGACTCCAACTCCCGCACATGGGCGGTCTTCGGGTCGCACTTGAGGATGTCGAACACCAGTTGTTCCAGCGTCAAATCCGGGACTCGGCGGGGTTTGTCTTCGCCTGGGATGATGCCTGCGTGGACGGAGCGGGCGCCGATGATCTGCGGATGCTCACCCCGGTTCAACCTGACCCACACGGATGCGTCGAACGCCAGATTCTTCTGCCCCTCAACCTTCCATGTCCGCTGCGAGGTGGGTTTCCCGTTCTCCATCGCCACCTGATCAGCACCACGGGCGATCATGACTACGATTCCGGGGAACCGCATCAGGACCCGCATGAGTTCTTTGTGGCGGGCGGTGGCGAGGTTCCACAGGTCGGTGGTGATCTGAATTTCCGCCTCGGGGTCCTTCTCGAGTTTTTTGCGGTTCGACTCACGCCTTCGGGCTTTTGTGTCGACCCACTCTTTGAGGTCGTCCCATTCGGCGGTCATGGAGTCGATGACGAGGACTACGGGTTTCTCGCCGGCGTCGATGGCGCGCTGGGCTTCATCCTTGGCGGCGCGGACTTGCTCCATGATGGAGGTCCAGGTGCCGTCGTGTTCGATGACTTCGTAGCGGGCACCGGGGATTGCGCCGTACTCGTCTGCTGCGCCTTCAGCCCAGTCGATCCACAAGGTGCGGCCGACCTTCTCTGAGGATGAAAGGACCGCTGCGGCCCACGATTTGCCGGCTTTCTCACCACCTTCGACGAGGATGAGCGGCCATGGGACAGCGCCGGTTGGGGGTCGGGTTTTGAGGGTCATTGTTCGATCTCCTTCAACCCGGACACCCCGAGAGCACCCCGAGCCAACAAACCAGCGATCGTCACATCCGAGTCATCCGACAACTTCACAATGGGATACGGGGCACCCTCAACAACATCGATCAACCCATCGATCACAACCCCATCGACGTCAACGAACGCACCCTTCTTCGCTGCGTCGTCCAGGAGTTGTTTGAGGAACGCGGGTCGTACGCGTTCTTCGACTTCAATTTCGGTGGGGTAGTTCGCTTTCACGTAGGCGAGCAGTGCCGTTTCGGATGCGACTTTGGCGGTTTTGCGGCCTTTCGCCATCGACACGTGCCCGATGACTTGGCCGGATACGACGGCGGCTTTCCGCTCCCCCGCCAACAACCCGAGTTGTTGTTTGGCTTCTGCTTTCCATTGCTTTAGCCGGTCTTCCAGCCATTTGCAGAGGGCGAGTGTGGCAGTCGGGTCACTCATTCGGTCACCTCCGCAGCAGCAGCGAGAAGAGCGGCAGCCAGTTCGCGGGCCTCATCGGGCGAATACTCCCGGCATTCCTCATCTTCGATGTGTCCGAACCCGTTAACCCGCAGCCAGTCGGATTCGCCGAGGGCATCCCAAGCCGCAATGAACCGCAGGGTTTCGACAGATCGACGGGTTGGTTCGGGGAGTTCTACGAGTGCGATGCGGTTCGCTTTCAACGCTTCCAGGAACTCTTCAACACAGCACTCGGTTTCGTCTTCCGGGTAGGTGTCGTCGAAGAAGTGGTCACGGAACATCTGCGCGATAGTCGCTTCGATACGTGTTTGATCACTCATGCTGTCCACCTGTCTGCGATCCTGTCCAACGACCCGATCACCGCATCCACACGGGACAGGGCCTTGTTCACCACATCCAGGTTCAACTCCAGCGCTTCGCGGTCCAGGAACTGCAAAGGCGGCCCCTCAGACAGCAACTCATGCAAAGCGCACCGCGCGTCATCAAGGGCGGCTGCGCCGGCTTTCGCGTCGTCCCTCGCGGTAATCACCCGTGTATCAACAACCATCAGTTTTCGTCCTTGTCTCGATATTCGGAGCAGTGGCAGCGTTCCCGGCCGCCCTGGTCGAACGTGGCGGCGTCGCAACCCGTGTCCCACCGGCCGCGGAACTTGTCCCACTCGTAGCGGTGGAAAGACCGGTTATGGCCGCACACGCACATCACGAAGCCTCCAACCATCGGAACTTCTTGACCAGAGATCTGAACTCGGCAGCCTGCTTCTTCGACCACCCGTAACCAGGGAAATACTTTTCGACCGTTGTCCGGCTCACACCCAACGTGCGGGCAACCTCCCGATACGGGGCACCGTCATCAAGCAAATATTGGGCGAAATCCTTCTGCTCCTGACTCAACGGCACAAACTGATCCGGCGACGCCAAACGGGCATCACCAGCCGCCCGAACCCGAACCACCGTCCGAGCCGAACAACCCACCACTTCCCCAATATGCTTGGCGGAACACCCCTCACGAGTCATCAACAGAATCGTCTGCACCTGCTCTGGGGTGAGCCTGTTCCCGTTGCTCATGCCACCTGATCCTCACCATCGATCGCTTTGAGCAGAGGACGCCGTTCCCGCTCCGACAACCCACCGAACACCCCATAGTTCTCGCGATTCGCCAACGCGAACTCCAAGCATTCGGCCCGCACCTCACACCGGGCACAAATTCTCTTCGCCGGCTTCGCGCTCTCCCCCTTACCGGGGAAAAACATGTCCCCCACATCGACTTGGGCGCACAGGGCTTTGTCTCGCCACGAGTGCCGGTCCTCGTTGATGATGACCAGGAGATGAGACAGGTCGGTCATGCAACGAACTCCAGTTCTGTGATCCACGCGAACGGGTCCTCAACATCTGGCACACCGGCAAGGGCAGCCATCAACAGTTGAGTGCGTTCGGTTTCCGGGAGGCTTGTCAGATAGGCCCACACGGGCAGGGAGTCACCGCTACGGATACGCCGAGACAACCAGATGACTGTTGCAGCGATACGGGATTCCCAATCCGTCTCCGACAGTGGGCATTCCTGAAACAGCCTGTCTGGGTGGGCTTCCATGTTGCCATCTGTCGTGACCCACGCGTCCTCCCCGCACACCGGGCAGGATTGCAACTTTGCTGCAGGCAGTTCAGCCCTGTCCCGTTCGATGGTGCGGACCGTGCAGTGCGCCCTGCGCGCCAACTCCACTTCGGGGAGTTTCGGGCGCCGCCGCACCAGCATTCGGCGCTCTTCGGTATTAAGCCGCATGGGAGTTCCGTTCACGGCGCATTCCACGGCGAACCAGTCGATGCTCACGCGCCCCACCTCTGCGCCCGTCGGCACTCATTCGAGCAGGTCTTCGCATACGTCCCCATAAACTCGCCGCCGCACTGCGTGCAGATCTTCAGGGACGGTTGTGACCGCAACGCATTCGCGGCGCGTTTCTTGCATTTCTGCGAGCAAAACCTTGCCCTGCGGGTGACCGGCTCGAACACCTCACCGCACTGCAAGCATTCCTTCTCGGTGAACCGTGCCGGTTTCACGGGGGGCAGTTCACCACGCTTGATGCGGGCACGTTCCTTCTCTGAGAAGCCGCCCCACACGCCGGCCTCGTTGTGTTGCAACGCGAATTTGAGGCATGGCGCTTGAACGGGGCAGGTCCAGCAGATGCGGCGGGCGGGGTCGGCGGTGTAGTGGCCGGATTCGTTGAGGAACCAAATGTCGCCGTCCTTGTGGGTGCAGATCGCGCGGGAACGCCAGTCGCTGGTGTGGACTTCTGCCAGTTGGATGAACGGTGAGTTCGCCATCACGCCCACCCAGTTCCGCTCAGGTGTTCAGGGCAGAATGATGCGGTTGCGGCACCCACGAAATAACCTGCGTCGTAGAGGTTCAGGTTGGAGTTGTCGCGTACGAGGATTGATGCTTCGTACATGGTGTAGCCGGTGTCGAGGATGTTGCAGATGGCTTTGCCGGCGTTGATGACGGCGGGTTTGGAGCTGTAGGTGATGCCTTCGGAGTCGAGTGCCATGACGAACGCGTCGGATGTGATGTCTGCTTTGGCTTCTGGTGCGGCGAGTCCGGGGCCGATGATGCCCGCGGCGATCAACAGCGGCATCGTCCACCAATACCGCCAGTTCTTCTCACTGCGCCTCATGCTGCTTCTCCTGTCGTGAGGTAGTCGTGCAGAAGCCCAACAACGGCGTCGCCGTTCATCTGCTCCCACACCGTGGGCTCGTTCTCCCAGTGCACCGGGGGCAGGAACGGGCGGAACCACGACACACTCTCCGCGTGGATCAACACCAGCTCCGCCAAATCCTCCAACTCCTTCAAAAGGTCGAGGTCAGCCATCGGCGGGTTGGTGGTGACGGGTAGGTCGGACCAGTTTGTTTGGTGGTGGTCCCACCATGAGGGTTTAGAATCTTGGATTGACATCGGGAATTGTCTCCTTAGTTGTGTGTTTCCGGTGTTAGGGCCGTCGTCCCGCGCAATGGGGCGGCGGCCCGCCTTTACTTCGGGGTGATGTGATACGTCTCCAGCAGGGACTGGGCGACAACGCCGGGGTTCACCCCGGACGCGCCGGGCGCGGTCGTGAAGTAACGCAGATGGCGTTCCAACTCGGCGGCCGTCGCATGCTGTTGCCTCATGGCGGCGAGTTCTTCCGCGGTCGCAGAATCCAGGAACTCCCCCAACTCCATGAACTCGTCATCATCGAGGAATTCGCGGGCGAAGCTGAGGCAGTACTGCTTGGTGGAGTCGATGGCGTCGTGTATCCACTTTGGCGAGTTCGGCCCTACCTGCTTGTGCAGTTCGTCCCAGCCGTTGGAGGGTCCCGGCGCGGGGGGCGGGGGAACCATGCCCGCGCCGGGACCAATGTCACCCACGGGAGTGGATGACGGGTCTGCCGAAACCCGATGCCCGACAGACGGTTCGTGGACTTCTTCCTCAGCCTCCACAGCCACAAGAGAATCCGCATAGTCCAAACCGAAATCACGGCCCAGAGCATTCGACATGGCCTGCCGCTCCAACCTCGCCAACCACGGATCCACCACAGCACCCACCAAGGCGAGCCCGTCATGAATCACGTTGTTAAACCTGGCATTCAAACGCTCAACAAGATTCACTGAAGCTCCTCAGAGGTGTAGATCAGCTTGGCGGTATCGCAGGGCCAACGGTGTCTACACTCGCTGCACTCTTCGACAGAATCGCCGTGCTCATCGATTGGGTGGTGTAGTGCGCGGATCGGCTCCAACGCCTCACGGGCAGCGGCGAGAGGGACAGAGCGAACAACCAGCGGAATGTCTTTTGGAACGGGATACCATTCCCACGCACGCGCTGCGGCTTCTACCGCTGGATCACTCACGATGGTCTCCCTCATCTCGATGCATCCCCGAAATCCACTCCTGACACCACGTGGCGTGGTCCACAAGCTCCGCAGCCAAACGCCGCGCAGTATCGGGATCAAGAAACCCCTCAATTTCGTTCACGCCATCTGGGTAGACATCGGTCAGAGCAAGCCTCACGTGGGATTCACATCCCGGCTTGATCTGGACACTCCACTGGCCGATCGGCTCGGATCCAGCGCTCTCGCCACGCTCTTCCAAATCGAGAATGGCAAGGGCAACAGTCAGCCTGTTCCTGTCCCCGTCTTCGAGGAACTTTTCAATCTGCCGAATCACCTGCCGATTCGCGCTTTGGTTCACTTCCCGGCCTCCCCGTAAAAGGCCCGTACGAACGCGCCAATCGCCTTCGCAACCGCAGCGATCGGCCAAAGGAACACCATGGCGAACGTCAGAACCTCAGGAGAAAACGGTTCGTCCTCAATGCTCGCGGCGACCTCATGCGCCCTTCCCGATTTCCATCCCAGACGGCTCAACACAAGCCCGACGGCCAGATATCCCACGATGACGCTGGCAATGATCATGCTGTTTCTCCTAGTTCTCGTAGCCGGCACCGCAGGCGCGCGTTTTCCTCACGCAACGCATCCAGCTCCGCCGCTTCCTTCATCTGCCTGGCGTCTAACTCCGCCAACGCTTTCCACAACCCAGACGGACGAGTCACTTCACCCGACAGTTGACACACACTCCGATGCTTAGGAGCAGACGTACTCACTTGCCGACCTCCGGGATGTAAAGCACGTGGGCCGGAAGGTCAGGCTCGAATGCATCTGCCGTCATCGCATACCAGCAGCCATCCCACTTGACTTCGGGCACGCCTATAACTGCCTCGACGATCGAACCTTCCGGCAGCGCGTCGAGTTGTTCGACGGTCTCAATTACCCTGGGACGCAGACGCTCAACCTCGTTGCGTAGCTCGACAAGCAGATTGGATTCCGAGATTTCCAGCCCAAGCTTCTCTGCCCGCAGCCGCTCAACCTCGGCGACCAGCTCCCGCACGAGATTGTCGGGATACGCACCCATCTCAACGCCAGCCGCTCTGCAGTACTCGTAGATGTTCAGCGATCTCTTGGCCCGCTCAACCACATCACTCATGCGGACACGTCCAAACTTGCGACATACCTCTGCAACTCAGTACTCACGCGGACCTCGGCTCATAGCTACGCGACTTCATCCACTCATCAACCTCATTCAGGTCAACACGCGCCTCCCGACCGTTACCGATCGGATAAGCCTTCAACCCATCGTTTTTGACCGCTTCCCGTATCAGCACGTCTGATTTCAAGCGGAGGTATGACGCGGCCTCTTTGAACGTGGCCCATCTGGGAGTGCTCATTTCGCATCCTTAGGTTTCGACTGGAACAAAGGCTTCTTCGGCTTCGGGGAAATGCTGAATCGGAGGCCTCGGGCGTGAATGAAACGTCATCGCGTCTCCCTCATCGCGTTGCGGATGATGGTCAGCTGGTCGATCAGATCCGTGAGTTCATCGGCATCCAGGAGAACGTCACCCTCGCGGTATCCATCACCGACGTACAAGTAGGCCAATTCGGATCCGTTGTTTTCCCCGAGTCCAACGGTCACACCACCATGGCCTCTCTTGAGGATCTGGCTGGGCTCTGCATAGAAAGAGAAGCTCATGACACGGCCGCCAACGCGAGCTGACCGGTACCACCGAGACGCTTATGCAACTCCGCCAAACCCTTCGGCGTGATCCGCACCGTGGGCTCACCATTCACCCACTCACCACGAGACTCATGCCAAAACGGCTTCGCCACCTTCTCCGCGAGACGACCCGTCTCCAACTGATCGCGGTACGCCTTCCAACGGCCCTGCCGCTTGAAAACCCAACCGATGCTCGACATGTACTGGAACAGAGCGCGTTCCTTGATATTCACCGCCGGGTCGCGGGACAGCACCTTCGACGCATCCGACACCGAGTAGTCACCCGATGCCTCGGCCAACTCATTCCACGCCGACGCAGGAACTGACAACTCCAACGCCTTCGCCTCAGCCAGCTCGGCGCGGGTCTCCGCCTCAACCACCCACTGGGCAAGAGTCTTGCGGTCAGGAAGCGCAATATTCGTATCGACAGCGGAATACCCGCCGGTCTTGCGGATCGACGGCAACACCTCATGCGTCATCCACCGCTTGAACGGCTTCACCTTCGGCGACCGGCTGATCATGAGCAGTGACCACACACCTGCCTCGGTGACCGCGACCATGCGTTGCGGTCCGCCAGGGGTGTCCACGAACAGGTACACCCTTTCGTCGTCGTCCAGTTGGACGATCGCGTCGCGGTACTTCGAAATCCCCGCGGCCTCGCACACGTCCTTGGCAACCCAGTAGGGCTGATCGGTGAACACGTGCCGCACGTTGTGGCCCTCGAACGCGTTCGATGTGGGGACGAGTCCTGGTTGTCCGGTGGTTTTGTCGAACACGGTCTGCTGCACCTCGGGTGTGTGGTGGGTCAGATGCCAGTGCTCACCGCTCGGGCACTGGTAGGCGTAGAGGCGTTCCTTGCGGTTGCCGTGGCCGGCGTACTTCTGTCGCTGCCACCGGTTCGCTTCGGCTTGAGAGCGGTACTGCTTCTTGCCGGGAGTGGGGCAGACGCCCCGGTTGATACGCTGTAGTTCAGACATTCGAGCTTCTTCCTCGTTGTCTCTGCCCTCACCTGCTGCACACAGGTGGGGGCTTTTTTATGCGGCGGGGTTTTTCTGCTCTGCTGGCCGCTCCAATACGGAGACGGGAACCTTGAGCGCGACGGCGAGTTTCTTGGTGACGGTGGCGTTCGGCCACCGGTCACCGTTCTCAAGCTGGGAGAGGTAAGGGGCGGAAACTCCGCTTTCGCGGGACAGTTCGGCGGATGACCAACCTGTGCGCTCACGGATGACCCGGAGTTCCTGCCACACCCCGTAGGACTGTTTGACCATGCCGCCAACTGTAATGCGAACAAGTGCAAACCGCAAGAGTTCGCGCGCAGTTCGCGCCAACAATGCTGTGACCTGCAATGTTCGAAAACTACAAGCGCGTAACTGCAAAGAATCAGGGTTGTGCAAGCAGTGGACTTTGCACCTGTTTGCACGCGAACATGTAGGCGTGAACGAGAACAAGGAACACCGCGAAGACTGGCCATTCGGGCCAGAGCTCAAGCGGCACAGAGAGCGCGTCGGGCTATCTCAGCGCGAAGCCTCACGGCGCACAACGCCACCAGGCAGCGACAAGCCCGCCGTCAGCGCAGGACGGTGGAAGCAACTGGAAACGGGGTGGCAGATCAACAAAGGGACACTGATCCCAATCGGAACGACCGCATCCACCGTGGCCGCCGCTGCCCGAGCTGTCCAATGGGATGTCAACGAAGCTCTGGCGATAGCCGGATTTCAACAGTCAGATATTCCACCGCCGCTACCCGAGCCGGCGATAGTCCGCTACTCAGACGACGAACTTCTCGCCGAAGTCCGGCGACGACTAAAGGAGGCAAGAGATGTCATGGAAACTGCGCAGACGACGCGAACACCGCGCGAAGCGCGTCAAGACCAGGAGGGCGACCTAGACGCCGCGACCAGTGACACGACGCATCCGCGCCAACCTCGGGCCGGCGAAACAGTTGGGGCGGAGATTCGTGATCGCGTCGCCAGGAGCGTCCGGGCACGTCAACGCCGCAAGGACTAGACGTGCCCGGCGCAACGTCCATGTTGTTGGCGGACACTCGTCCATCGCGTTCAAAATCCGCACCAGCAGAGTGTCGAGTTCGTCATCAAACATGTGCTGCACCTACCGAAATCACCATCACCGGTCACCCCTCGCAACCGGATGCGTAGACGCTAACGGATCATTGCCAAAATCGACACAGGAAGCCCAAACATGAGAATGTCACGATCAGATAACGCCAGTGCGCGAAAGTTAGCCACCAACACAGAAAGACCTACTACCAGATGACCACCAATGATCGCGCAGTGTCACCAGGGAAGGTGATGGTCACCGCGCTCGCTGTGCTCGCCGTCGTAGGCATCGTCTCCGCACGCAACAACGACGACGACGACAGAAGCGCATCACAAACCGCCACATCCACCACCACCACTACACGGCCCAACCCGTACCGCACCATCCCCGGCGACGGCACCCACAACATGGGCGGCGCAGACGGATACGACTGGGGCACCTACACCGCCACCATCCCACCCAGCTCCCCCGGCTGCACGTGGGCGGTCGTCAGCATCGCCGACTACCGCGGCGGCGAAACACTCCGCGAAGGTGAAGCACCATCCGGCACTGTCCGCGCGAACATCCAACCCGATGGTGTCGCGTCGTGGACCGGCACAATCAACGGGGATCATCGGATCGTGTTCCGCACGAGCGGCTGCGGAACTTGGACCATGACGGATTGACTACTCCCCGCCAGAACGCAAAAAAAGCGCCCTGCCGGGGATGGTGAATCCCTCGGCAGGGCGCATTTACAGTCGGTCGCCTTATTTTGTTTCTAACGCAAACGTTGATGGGAGCAGTTCGGACAGCCCCTGCATGGCCTCCAGATGCCTCGCCCGGTCCGCATGCGCATAGATCCGCTGCGCATCCACACTCGCATGACCCAAGATCTCCATACGCGTTTGCTCATCCACACCCGCTGCGCGCAGCAATGTCGAGGTGGTGTGCCGCGAGTTGTGCGGCGGCAACGACTCGGTTGGACCGATCACCCCAGCAGCGCGGAACACGCCACGCCACACGTCGTAGTCCGAACGGGGATCGATCGGCTTCCCCTCCTTGTGCCACACCAAGTCGTGCGGATTGTCGGTGCGGAGTTTCTGCATCGCCACATACAACGGCGGCAACAACGGCACCTCACGCCAACCAGCGTCCGTCTTCGGCCGGGTGAACAACAACGACCCCTCACATTCCTGGTACTCGAAATGCGCCGGCAGGTCCCACCGGGACTGCGGGCATGCCCATGCCCGTGTCTTCCCGCAAGGCCAGTACGGGGGTTTTTTGGGCATACGGTCGGGCCGGGCCAGCGGTGACGGTTCGGGTAGAGGATCCCCACAGCCGTGGACGCGGGTTTCCGATTGCAACTGCCAAGCGATGGTGATCCATCCCTGAGCGGGGTTGTCGACGTAGGGCCAGCGCAGGCCGAGGAGTTCCCCACGGCGGGCGCCCGTCAGGAAACCGGCGGCGATCCGCACCGCATCTGGTTCGTCGCACACTTGGAACGCGGTGTGGATGATGTGCTGCGCCACGTCCGCCGGGAAGCCGTTGCGTTTCTTCTTCCGGTACTCGGGTTTGTCGACCAATGCGGCCACATTCCTGGTCGCCACACCCTCCGCTACCGCATCGTCCAAGGCTTTCTGGACGATGACATGGACCAGCTCGGCGGTGCGGGAGGCCCCGATCTCGGAGTGCAGGTCTCGCACATGCTGCGGGGTGAGTTTGTCGATGCGTTTCGCGCCGAGGATCGGGTTGATGTGGTTGTGGATGGCGGCCCGGTAGTCGTTGAGGACGCCGGGGCGGACTTTACGTTTGGCGTGGATGTTGTCGATCCAGTGCAGCATCCACTTCTCCACAGTTGTGGATGAGGTGGTGGCGATGCGGCCCTCTTCGACGTCGCGGCGGAGTTGTTTGAGTTTGGCCATGGCGGTGTTGCGGTCAACGGAGGACACCCATTTGTAGCGGCGGTTGCCGTTGCGGTCGGGGGGTAGTTCTACTCGTCCCATCCATTTGCCGTCGGCGCGTTGGAAGAACGCTCCGTCTCCGCGGGTTCTGCGTTTCTTAGTTGCCATCGTTTTCCCTCCCAGGGGGTCACCCTACGGTTCACCCTACGGTGCTACGCAGCATTACGCAGAATTGCGCAGTATCGGGGGTCTACCTGCGGGTTTGACAACGTTTCTCCTGGTATGCAGCCTATCAACCGCTGACTCTTAATCAGCGGGTCGGGGGTTCGAAACCCTCACGGCGCACAGGTCAGAGGCCATAAGCCTCGGGGGGGATCACCCTAAAGGTAACCCTATAGGGGATTTCACCGGGAAACCGCCAGGATGCTGGCGGTGAGCCGCCTGCCAAAACAGCGGCCACACGCCCGATGACGACCACACCGAGGCGCAAGTTTTCCGCCAAGCGCACAACTCGGAGTATCCTTCGATACAGCGTCACCCGACAACATGGGGGGCTCGACGCATAAGATTTCTGATGCGCTCGAAAGGATGCCACTGAGATGGGAGACGCACCAACCCCTCGCCGCTTCGTCAAACTGGCTGAGGCGGCCGCATATCTTGACGTAACACCCCGCACCATCCGGCAAATGATCGCCGACGGGCGTCTGACCGGCTACCGCGCTGGTGCCCGCCTCGTCCGCGTCGATTTGAACGAAATCGACGCCGCCATGCAGCCTTTCGGGGGTGCGGACTAGATGCAGAGACACAGAAATGCCCGCAGCTACTGACCGCGTGGTGGTTGTGAGGTGAAGTCGGATGACGCCGTTTACGGCATGTGCACCGCTTGCGGCTCCATCGAGGTCGCGTTGACGCAGCCCACTGGCAGTCGGAACCTGAGCCACATAGGCGAATCAACCACCTACCCGACCGGCCACGGATGCGAGATGTGCAACTGATGAACACCGATGATCGTTGCGGCCGGTGCGGTCAACCGTTCAAAGACGGGGAGACAGTGATCGACACACTTCCCCCAGTGCACCACACATGCCAAAACCTGGATGCCTCCGAACGATATAGCCATGCTGAGTGAGGCGCCTCCTGAAGCCTGATGCTTCACGAGGCGTTGATTAAGCCAGGACGTGAACCAGCAGCGCGACGATCATCCCCGCGACGACCGCCAGCCACACCGACCGCCACAACTCCAACTGCGGATCACTCATCATCCGATTCGTCCCAGTAACGATTCACCAGGCCCTCCGTCAGATAGTCGGGCTGGCCTACCGGTGTGATGATCGTCGTCGCACCCAAGTCCATCCGGTCACCGGTGATGCGTTCCAGCCCGACAACCGCCACATAGTGGGCAACCTGCCAGCCGTCGCCCTGCGCATCCAAACTCTCTTGGATCGCAGCCCGGACAGGATCGGCCGGCCTCACAGTCGCACCCACGTTTTGAGCGCGTCCCACAGGAATCCCACCGTCACACTGTGGTCCAGAAACGTGCACACTCGAACGTTCACGTCAAACCCCTCTCACAGCGCTCATGCGTTCCGGCTCGATGGACAGTCGTGAATGCGCCCCGCAGTTGGTGCAGCGGCGCATCGTGTACGTCAACACATTCGCCACGTACCGCCGCGGGATCACCACAGTTTCACCACCGCACCGGTTACACACCATCAGCTTGTCCTCGCCGTCAACGAACAGTGCGGGATGGTTTTTGATGTGCGGACGCAGGAAGTCGTACAACCCCTGCGTGGCTACCACATCGCCAGCGCAGTACGACACCAAGCGTTCCCGATCCTCAACGCTCTTCCCTGTCACGGCACGTTCCATCGCGCCCCGGTCGTAGCGGTCAGTTTTGGCGGGCAGGCCAACGATCTGACAGAACGCGTCCAAACCTTTGAATGGGGCACCGGATTTGAACTCGCGGCGTAACACCTTCAACGTGTCAACGGTTTTGAACGGAGGCAGCGGAGGTAACCCGGCCTCCAAATGCAGATCACCCTTCAGCCACGGCACGTCAGCTTCATCGATGTAGTGGCCGACAACGATATCCGCTTGGGATAGCAGGTTGTGGACGCGCCGCAGGAACCGTTTGCGTCCACCTTTGTCCCATTCGGCGAGCTGGATAACCTCGGGCTGGTCATACCACTTGGCGCACACAATCGTGGTGCGCGGCATGCGGGTCACCGTCTCGTACTGCACGTACCGGTTCTTCAGGTCTCCCCTGCCCCACCAGTATTGTTCGGTGATTCCGGGGAGCCGTTCAACGTCGAGGATCAGGATTTTGTTGCGCACACCTTCGGCGATGCGCACCTGACGCAGGTCGCTAGTCAGCGACATGATGGTGCCTCGCGTGGTGCCGCCACGCTGATGGATTCATGTCTGGCATACCGTGTTTGACGAGGACCCGCAACACATCGGTGAACCTGACGTCGCCGCGTTTCGCGGACTCCAACGAGGATTTGATCTCTGCGCGTTCCTGCTTCGACCGGGCACCAACCCAGTCACATGCGGGGCAGGTTCGGGGCTCCAAACCTGCAAGATCGGCCAAGAGTGACATTCGGTGTTCCCTTTCCTTGGTGTTTCACCGGTCGCGTCGCTTGTCGCCCTCGATGCGTTCGAGGCGTTCGGTTCGCAGTTCCTCCCTCAACCCTCCGATGTCCCGTTGAATCTGTTTGAATCCGTCCCGCACCAGATCGCGTATCTCGTCGAGGTCGTCGCGCATGTTGGTGTCATGGGTGTTGACGGTCTGCTCGTGAATCTCATCGGTTTTCGCGTCGATCTGTCGGGCACGTTCCCGGCCCTTACGTTGCCCTCGAACAGTGAGGACACCGACAATTCCCGTTCCGATCGCTGCGATCGTGGAAGGCAAACCGATGATGAGCAGTCCTATCAGGTCGATACCATCTTCGGGCTGGTACGCGGCGTCCATTGCTTCGCGCACCGATTCCAAGATCATGCGGCAGTGACCGCTCTAGTCGCAGAAGCCGTTCCGGGGTTGCCGCGGCGTTCCGCGCCGATAGACATCAGCAGTGACACCACTGCGGCGCCGCCGGACACTGACAGCACTGACACCCAATCGGTGGCGAGTAGGTCAACCGCGCCCGCGCCGAGTGTGGCGATCGCGGTTTGGGCGAATGTGCGGGCCGCGCGTTCGGCGGCGTCGATCCAAAACGAACGTGTCAACATCAGGTGGTCCCCCTTATGTGCGTAGGTAGTCGATGGCGGGCTGGACGTTGTAGTCCACGTGCGGGCCGGTGCGTTTCGCGAAGAACATGCCGGCGTCCAACAGTGCCTTGGTGATCGCGATCGCCTCCGGTAGCGGTGCCTGCACAAGTTCGACCACTTGGGCGAGTAGCGAATCTGGTCCGGTGAACAGGTCCAGGTCGCGCACGATCTGCCATATGGCGTTGCGGACCTCTTGTGTGTCACCGGGTTCGGTGCAGGCGTACAAGTCGCCTTGGTGTGCGTAGTCGCGCCACCACGGCGGGGTGTCGCGCATGCCGTTCGATGAGACGCCTTGGGTGTTGGACGGGGCCATTGGGGAGCCGCCGTGATCAGCCCACACGTGACCGAGTTCGCGGTTCGGGTTGCCCCACGTCACGGCTTTCTCGATGTGCGGTTTCATCCAATGCAGGGAGCCGTCTTCGGGTGCAATGTGGTTCATCCACAGTTCGGAAACCACTACCGCGCCTTGGGAGTAGCCTGCTAGCACGGCGCCGTGGGTTTCGATGCGTTCGCGCCACCGGTTAGCTTGGTTGTGGGTTTCAGTGATGGCGGCGGCAATGGATTTGCCCATCGGGAATGCTGCTGCGGGATAGCCGATGGGTTGCCACAGGTATTTGTCTTCGACGGCGCGGGCGGTGTCGGCGTCGGGGCCGACCCACCAGGGAACACCGGTGCCGCACACGGTGATCAGCACGGGCCGGGTGTCCACGACGGGGCGCGGTAGGTAGCCCATGACGTACTTGGTTTCGGCCCCTACAATCCCCGGGATGTACAACCCCGCGCGCAACTGTCCGGCAGCGCTATATCTGGCTTGCATTTCGGCGACTGCTGCCGTCATGGCCTCGTCATAGAGCGGGGTGTCGGCCAAATCGCCCGCGTAGGAAGCGAACTTGCGCCGCATGAACGCCTTGATCTTGCGGATCTCGTCGGAGCTGTCACCGAGCCCGAGGCCAACGTACTGCCCGTCTATGCGCATCAGGATTTGTCCTTGACGTCGTAGCAGCCTTCGACGCCGAGCTTTTCGCCGATCGCGCCCAGTACGTCCACCACTGTGCGGCCGCCGAGCTGCGGCCAGCCGTTCAGGGTGTAGCCGCGCTGCTGACGCAAGGTCTCCACGGCGAGTTCGCGGTCGGTCCAGTCGTCCGGGAAGCGTTTCACCTTGGGCGGTTCAGGCTCGGTCTTGCCACCGTTGGCCCAGTGGTTGACCCGTTCGGTGAAGTAGTCCCACGGGAACCCGTCGCCAACGTCGGTGTGAGTGCCGTCTTTGAGTATCTGGGTGACATACCGATGGTCGGTGATTCCGGGGAGTCGGCCAGTGTACGGCGGCGCAATGACCTTGGTGGGGATGTTGTACTTCTTGCAGTCCTGAACGGCGAGGTACGCGGCCACGTCGATGGCGTTTCCGAACTTGCCGAGCCACTCGTTGCGCGACCATGCGGCGCGGGTGCCTGCGAAGCAGAGGTTGATGCTGCGGCCGTTGGCGGATAGCGCAGACCAGGAGGCGTAGTCGGTGTCAACATTGTCCACGACGGTCACACCACCGTCGGAGGCCTGGGAGACGGCGTAGTGGTAGGCCACCTGGCGGGACCTGGGCTGGTACCACAGCGATAAGGCTTCGGCGGCGTCGTCGCGGCCGACGAATCCCTCACTGGTGTGCAGCAGGAAGGCGTCGATGTCGTTGGCGGCGCGTTTGGTGTTGTAGTGGTTCTCCGACCAGATGGGGAATTCGTTGTACGGCGGGCGGTTTTCGGGCATGGGAACCTCCGGTGTGGTAGGCGGTTGTGATCCGAGTGCGCGCCGCAGCACCGACCAGGCTTCGTCCCATTTGTCGGCGTAGCGGTCAGGGAATTCGGATTGCTGGACTCGTTGCGCGAACTCGCCGGCCAACCTGGGGTTGTTGGCGGCGCGCCTGTAGTCGTCGGAGAGTCGTTCGAGGAACGTGTTGGCTGCTTGTGGCAGGGTCATCATGTTTTCTGGTGTGCCCCACCAGGGTTCGCCGTTGGGTCCGGGTTGCTGCTGGAAGTAGCCCGATGAGCGGTTGTCGTCACTGCGGGAGTCGTGGGGGTAGTTCTTCGTGGCGGGCACGCGGTCGTTGGCGGGGCACCACCACTTGCGGTCATCGCCGGTTCCGGTGCCGACCTCGGTGGAGATGGTCATCAGGGCAATGACGGTGGCGAGTTCATCGAGGCCACGGGCTAGGGAGACGGCGTGGACTTCGCGGGCGACTTGTTCGCGGGTGCGTAGCGGGCCTTCGGGTCGGAACCAGGTGAAGCTCATGCCGCCCTCTCGATCGGTAGGGGTTCGCCGCCGTCGCCGTCCGGACCACCGCCTGTGATTGACGTCGGCGTGACGTGGACCTGGATGTAGGACGAGCCGTCCTGGTTGTGCACTGTGAACCCGACGCGCAGTTCGAGTTCGATCTCCATGCCGCGGTAGGTGACCTTCATGGCTTGCCGCCCAGCAGGAACGGGAATCTCGGCAGCCGGCCGATGATGTTGATGACCTGTTCTGGAAGGTTGGTCAGGTCGGGGAGTTTCGCGACGATCTGATCATCCAAATCGGACAGATCGGGCAGGTTCTCGGTGATCCTGTCGGCGATGCGGTCAGCGATCCTGTCGGCGAGTGGTCCGAGCAGTTTGAGCAGGATGATTCCGAGACGGTCCATGTCCGGGGTTCCTTTCGGGGCATAGAAAAACCCCGCGCACCAAGTGGGTGGCGGGGCTTTTTCTGGGGTGGGTTTAGAAGTAGAACAGGGTGTCGCGTTCGATGAAGAAGTCGATGGCGGGGTTGCCTGTGGCGAACATCCAGGACAGGACACTGGTGAGTGCGATGCCTCCGAGGAGTCCGGTTCCGAGAGCCCCGGCTATGCGTTTCACAGTGGGCTTGGTCACGGCAGCCTCCTGACCGTGACGCGGGAGGTGTCGATGAGGTGTTTGCGGCCTTGGTCGTCAGAGACGGTGAGGACGGTTCCTGCGGTGAAGAGGATGGTGGCGTTCCAGCCGGCGGGTCCGTGGCTGGCGATGTGGATCTTGTTCATGGCCGGTCACCAGGGATCCGTGGTGGTTTTGGCGTAGCGTCCACCGCCGCAGTGCCGCTTGCACTTGTACAGCTTGTGTGGCTTGCCGTCTTTCATGACGGTCTTCGGGGTGCCGTCCGCGTTCTTCACCATCTGCCAGTCAGCCCCCGCCCCACCGGAGCCGGTGGCGCAGGCGTGTTTGTAGATCATGCCGTGGCCGGTGCCGTGGTTGTCGCAGTGTTTGGGTTGGGCGTCTGCGACGGCGGGTGTGAGGAGTGCGAGGGTGAGGGCGGCTGTGATGGTTGCGATGGTGTTGCGTAGCATGGGTTGGCCTCCTGTTGGGGGTGGGCCGTCCGGCGGGGTTGGTTTCTCAGGCCTTCGCCCCGCCGGGCGGTGTCTCAAGTTGATAGACCACAGTCTAATCACGTTTGACCACGTGCACAAGTGTTTTTTTGGGATACACTTCTAGATGTGACAATCATCGACCGCATGATCGCCAACCGGCAGAAACGCGCAGCGACTATCGCCGAGCTTGATGCCGAACTGGCTGCCCTCGTCTACGAGGCGATGACTGTCCACGGCATCACGTGGCATGACATTGGCCGCGCCTGAAGATTTCCAAGCAGCGTGTGTATCAACTCCGCGCTGCTGGTGACCCGAACCGTTAGCGAGTTATTCCCACTCGATCAGGACGTAGCCATATGTTGCGGTGGCAGGGCCAGAGGTAGACGACGTTCCCGCGCCCTGCCCATTGCCGCCCTGCCCACCACGCCCGAACACCACATCACCGATCGGCAGACCCACACCGGACACAGCCGGCGAGATCACGCCGGCTGCGCTCCTGCCGCCGCCACCACCACCGCCCGGCCCTGAACCGTTGATGTGGTCCTGACCGTTAACCGGGCTGCTGCCGCCCTTGCCGCCGTTGCCGCCGTTGCTGGCCTCTGCCCCGGTGACACCCACTACTGTTGGCGTTCCACCAGATCCGCCCGCGCCCGACGTCGAGGTCGTGGTGCCACCGCTGCCAGGCGACCCGCCACCGGCGGTGAGGTACACGCTTCCCGATGAGAAGGTCGACGCTGCGCCCGCGGTCCCCGCATTGCCGCTGTAGCTGCTGCCACCGGTGGCCGCGCTGGCACCGGCGTCGCCTCGGTTGCCGCGCGTCACGCTGTAGGTCGGGCCCATCGCCTCGATCGGCACCCATACCCTGACTCGGGCACCGCCGCCACCACCGCCGCCGCCGTAGCGCGTGCCGGTGGTGGTGCTGGACCGGGCCCCGGATCCTTGGCCGCCACCGCCTCCGATCAGGGTCACCCATGCCCCGGACGCGCCCTCGGGTACCGGTTCGTCGTAGATATCCGTGTATCCGGGGTCTTCGCTGGAGATCGTGAACGGTTCAAACGACGGCCACACCTTGTCAAAGCTGGTCCCGTTCCACGTGTACAGCTCAGGGTTGACGAACGCAGTACCGTTCCACACCTTGAACGCGGTGGGGTCAACGAACGCCGTGCCGTTCCATACCTTCATGGCGTCACCACGTACAGCACGCCAGCTGTGCCGGTACCAGGAAGGGTGGTGCCCATCCACATCCCGGACGCGCTGCCGGATTTCTGCACCGACGAATCCGCTTTACCCAGTGAGGTTTGCACATCCGAAGCCAGCTTCGATTTCGCAATCGCCGCGCCGGTATTGATCTTCGCGTTGGTGATCGCACCGTCCTGAATCTTGGCCAGGGTCACCGAGTTGTCCAAGGGTGTCCGCTGGTCCGACAGGCGCGAATCATTACCAACACACACCGTGGAACCACTACTACCCACGGGGATGCGATTAATGCTCAGCGTGCCCGACACCACATCGGAAGCATCCACCTGAACATCCAACTCGTTGGTCGCGTAGTAGTCGACGATCTCGTGGATCTTGTTGTCCAACTCCGGCTGCAAAGCCTCCAGGGCTGCATCGTTATCCGCCGCGCCAGCAATAGCCGCGCCAGTAGAGGTGACATCGGTAACATCGGCCAAAACGTGGTCGTGGGCGAGGTCGGCCTTATCGTCCAGCCCCTCATGCGCCCCTTCGATACCGTCCTCGATGTGGTTGAGACGGTCCGCCGACAACGGGGTGTTCGTCGAGGGAACGTTCTCCCACGACTGCTTCGAATAAGCCATACCAAACCCCCTCCTAGGGTTGCGCCCGCAAACCCCTCGGCACCAGGCACGAATAACCGTCACCCGGAAGCACCGCGAGGGCGGTGTTGATCATTTCGGTGATCGCCGAAGACCGATCCAACACGGTCGCCGGGGGCCGCCCCTCGGCGGTGACCTCCCACCCGCCGACCACGCGGGCGGCCTGCACAATCAGTGTGCCGTCACGGTCAAACAAGCCCATCATGTCGTTGCCGAATGCGACGATCTGATGATCAGTTTTGATGTTCAAAACAGTTCCCCTATCCAGGATTTCAGGCGACTATGCGGGGCGTCACTGAGATGCTCGCCCCCGTACCGGACACCTCCACGTCACCGTCGTCGAAAGCTTCCGAACCGACGAACGTGCCCGACGAGCTGGCCGACCAGATGCCGCCCTCCACGTAGGTGCCTGCCGCCACGGAGATTTCAACCTCGTCGCCGGTGTTGGTGCCCGTGGAGCCCGACGTCCACGACGTCTGCTCCCGCGCATATCCACCACCCGTGGCTTCATTCGCCCCTGTGGTGCCGGCAGCTCCGGTATGCACACTGATCCAGTCGCCGAGACCGGCGATGGCGTCCGATGCTGCTTTGTGAGTTGCATTGGGAATGCCCATGATTGTTTCCTTTCGGGTTATACGGGATTGAGCGGGACCGCCATGGCGGCCCATGTGCCTGACGAGCTTGTCGCCGTGAAGTTCGTGGCCGTCGTCGCGTCGCTGATGGTCAGGATCGGGAACAGGCCCGAACCCGAGAATCGGTTCGTTCCGCCAGAGGGTGTAAACGTCCGGTTCCCCATGTTGGCGAACGAAACGACTACCCGGCCACCGTCTCCAGGCGCGGACGCCGACAGGCTTGCCGAACCACTGTTTCCGTATGACTTCTGCACAGTGCCGGTGGTGGTCGCGTTCAGATACGAGGCCGCGACAGCGCCCACCCACCCGAAGCCGGTGGGCTTGTTGACCGTCACCTGCTTGGACCCGCCAGCAACACCATGAATGACATACAAGTGTTGAGAACCTTCGCCAGCGTTATTGTTTAGAGCCTGGCTGCCGATAAGCGTCATCGCCGATCCGTCGTAGGTGACAGAAGCGATCGTGTCGCTGCCCTGTACAACCAGTGACACCAGTACCGACGCTCCGGAGGTGGCCGTGTGGTTGAACGAGAACGTCGACGTCGCTTGCTGGGACATGGTTACCGCGTCGAACGCCACCGGGTCAACACCGTCATTACCCACGGCGTCCATACCGATTCCCGGGGTCAACGTCAGCTCGAACTCGCGGTAATACCGCTCCGCGCCGGACATTCCAACCTGCGGGGACAGTTCGAGCCCGAAGCCCTTCGTGAACCCGAGTGCGGTACCCATGCCGACCTGCGGGTCCAGTTCGATACCGAACGACCGCGCAAACTTCGGCGCGGCCTCGAACCCCAGGCTCGGCGTGAACGACAACCCGAAACCGGGAGACTGCGCGCGCGGCGTCGGGAACAGCGACACCGACGGATACAAATCCTCGGACGGAAACACCGGCTCGAACGCGGCCGGACCACGCATCACGATATATGGCGCGAACACCAGGCCGAACGACGCCTTGCTGTGGCTGGCCGCAGCCATTCCCAGCGAGACCGGCACCGACAAACCGAAACTCGCACGGTTGTGCGCCACAGCGGACATGCCGATCTCGGGGGTGAGGGTGACGCCGAACTCTTGTTTCGGACCGCCGTAGCGGAATCCCACCTCGGGAGTGATGGTGACGCCGAATGAGACGTGGGACTCAGCCCACCAGCCAACAGCCACGCTCATCCCCCAATCTGCAAGTTCACCGCCATGCCAGCCCACCTGTTCGGCTGCGCCGATGTAGCGCTCACCGTCCCCGTCCTCGTGGTTGTGTTGACACACAGGGGCGGGGCGATCCCCGACTGCTCCGCGCGCAAGCGCGCCCCCAGAATCGTTGTCAGCTTGGACGACGACACCCCCCCGGCCCCGGCCGAGAACGCCTGCAGCGTCACCCCGCTCGGTACCGTCACCGACTGGCTGTGCGCAGTACCGTTACCGTGCGCGAACGTCGGCGCGCCCACCGACACAACATCATTGAACGAAATGGCATACGCACTCACCCAGCCCGGGCCGGTGGCCTTCATCTGGCGAGCAACGCCGGAGCCTGCGTTCTCCATGCGGAAAATCGCCAGGCCCCCATTCGCCGGATCGCCATTGTGCGAAACGGACCCGAGAAGTACACCGCCGGCGCCGCCATACGTGGCCGACGGGGCTGAGCCCGCGCGGTCCCACGCCACCACCGCGAACACCGTAGCCCCCTCGGAGGCCTTGAAGTTCACAGTGGCGCTACCGACACCAGCCCCAGCCCCCGACACGGCATCAAACCCAACATCCACCGGCTCCGGCGGCACCGGCCAGTTCTGGTCATTCGTAATCGTTCCGGGATACAGATACTCCGCCACCCGCACCCAAATTCGCGTGTAGCCCGCGGCCGGGGGGTTGGAGGTATTCGAGTTCTCGTGCAGCGTGAATGTCGCACCCGAGTCCCGCTCAAAGAAAATCGTGGACGACCAGCCACCCGAAAAAAGTCCCGGATGCCCGAACCACGTTCCGAACGACTCTATCCCGTACCCGTAGTAGTACTCGGAAGGAATGTAGAACCCGTTCGCGTACGGGTCCCACCCTGTGGGATGCTTCCAGAACGTTGACAGCCACGCGTCATACGACTCGGGCGACAGGCCCATCGCGTTGTCCCGCAACGCCTCCGCGAACTTCGTGTAGTCGTTGATGTTCGTCGCCAGCGCGCCGGCAGCGTCGAGGAAGTTCGGGTTGAACGTGTCAGCGATCGACGCTGGGGGTGGAACTGGACCGATCGGCGGCCATGACGTTTCCGTCAGCCCAAGAGGGTCTATGATGTCTTCTTTGAAGATTTGCTTGATCGGCCGATGGGCCGGGTCGACAATCTCTAGAACCATCCCGATCAGCGCAAAGTTGGAGTTCGTATACAGGTAGTCGGTGCCGGGATAGAAATTTGACGGCCCTTTCATAGAGCCCAGGAAGTCCTTCGCGCCCGTCCATGGCCACGTCGGAAACAGCGTGATCCAGAGCGCGTTGATACCCGCCGTATACTCCGCGATCCCAGACCGCATGGACAGCATGTGCCCCATCGTGATCGCGGTACCGTTCGGAATCCCCGGAACGTACTGCTCCAGAGTGTCATCCAGCGTGATCAACCCTTTGTCGACGGCCTGGAAAAACGCAATCGCGGTGAACATCTTCGTGGAGGAGCCCATGCGGAAGTGGTCATCCAACGTCAACGGGCGAACCGTGCCGCCCACGGTGGTGCCATACGCCTTCGCATAGTTCCCGCGTGGACCGGTGATCTGCAACATCACCCCCGGCTGGCCGGTCTCCGCGCGGGACTCCTCCACAATCAAATCCACCATCGCCTGGTCCTCCGGCGACAACAAATCACCCGCAGTGTGCGCTGGAGTGGTGAACTCGTAGGTATCCGACGGGTCCGACAACCAGCCAGCGTTGTCCACCGTCTTCACGTAGAACTCGTACGTGGTGTTCGACTTCAAACCGTTTGTCCCATACGGCGGCAACACCGGGTCGGGATTCAACTGAACGAAATCGCCCGAAGCGTCCTTCTCTTTCGCGTAAACGAAATACCCTTTGATTGTCATACGTCTGTTGCTCCAGACCACGTAATCGTGATAGTGCTGAAAGTTGAATCGACCAGCTCCACCAACGTGGGGGGCGTCGGGGGCGTCAAATCCGGGTCAGGGTCAGGCAGCGGGTCGGGCCGGAAGAACACCCAGCCGCCACCAGGAGCGCCATTGCCGCCGGACTGAAAGGCCGCCAACGAGCCCTTGCCGCCGTTACCGGCACCACCAGCGGGCGCACCGTGGCCGCCCATGACCTTCTGGTCAACGCCGCCCACATAGTCCTGCTCGTTGAACGTGAACGTGCCCGGGCCTCGGCCAACAGGTTTCGACAAAAACCCTTCAGTAGTGCCCGCCGCGCCGCCCTCGGCGACAATGGAATACGTGTCACCACCGGGCGTGGAGATAGACAACGTGGTGTTCCCACCGGCAGCGCCGTCACCAGGACCGCCCACGCCGCCAGCGCCCGGGTCGAGGGTGATGATGGCGTTGTCGCCGAAATGCTCACCGCGCACCCATGTGGTGGCGTTGAACTTCCCAGGCTGACCGGCCTGACCGTTGATGCCCAATGCCCAGCCTTGTGCACCACCACCACCAGCGCCCACCGCAACCGGGTCGATGTAGTTCACCCAGTTCGGAACCGGGAACACCGTGGCCGCGGTGCCAAGGTAGACCTTCAACGGATCGTGATGGTCACCGCCGGAACCTGTATCCACGGCGATACTCACCCACGGCACATCGCCCGAGCGGGTCACCGACGCCTTCGCAATCGACGACGGCGGGCTATCCGGCGACGTGTTGTTTCTGGTGGCCGCCAGCGACACAATCTGCGACGTCGGATGATTCGGCAAGTCCGCCACACGGCCACGCACATAATGCGTACCGCCCACCGGGACAAGCTCATAGGCGTACGCCTCAGACGCCACCACGGGAACCGGGTCATCCAGCTCGTAGGAGATGAACTCCCCGGGGGCGCCCGTGCCGCCCAAAAGCCCCACGATGTTCGGGGAATGGTGCACCAGCGTCCAGTCGCCCGACGCCAAGTCGACCTTCCAGATGTTGACGTAGAACTCGGTGATCCCTGAAAGGCCGTAGCCGATCCACGACACCACGCCCAGCGGCATCGACTCTTCGATCAGGTCAACACCGATGAGCGAATTGCTCTGCGTGGCCTCCAGCCACGTCGTGACGTTCGACAGCGGGAAGTTGGACCGCTCCGACGGCAACAAACCACTATCGACGGGCTTGTTGGTCCTGATGCCAAGGATGTCCCACGAGAACAACCCCAAGCTGGCGCGCGAGGCGATCTCCTGCAACACGTTGAACAGGTCGGCGATGCCAGCACCAATACCCGGAAGGCCTACCAGGCCACCGACAATGCTGTTGACGATGTTCTCGATGGTTTCCCGCAGATTCTCCGGGCCGAGCATGCCCGCGATTGACTCCGGGGAGATGTTGCGCAAAGCGTCGAACAAATCCTCCAGCGTGTTCTCAACGGTCTGCACGCCGCCGCGGATCGCCGACACCACCGTGTCAATCGTCAACTGCACCCGCGCCAACAAGGTTTGCAGAATCTCCGGAAGACCCTCGACCCACGACTGCTGAATAACGCCGGTCTGCTTGACCTCGGCGTCATCCCACCAGAACGTGCCCGCAGCGGCGTCTTCGGTCACCACGAACCGGGTCTGCACACCAGTCACCCCAGCGGGCACCCGATACTCCCCCGACAGCTCCTTACCGGGCCACGCCAAGTTCGCGTCCTGGGGGGCGTACGCGTTCAAATCCACAGGGGCCTGTGCAACGCCGTCGATGTACGGCACCAGCTGCAACCGGATCGACGCGCCCGTACCCACATAATCGTCGTGAGACACGAACACCCGGGCAGTGATTGTCTGCCCTTCGCTCACCGCGAAGAAATCGCCAACATTCTGCCCCGACCGCAGCGCCTTCAACGTGCCATCGGCAATAACTTTCGCCGCGCCAGTACCATCCCCGCTGCGAGAATGCGACGGGTCCACAACCCAATCCGCGTTATTCCCCACCGACCCCTCAGGAAACTTCGGGGCAGGAAGAATGTTCGGTGCTTGGTTTGATATGCCACCGATCGGCAGAATCGTCAACAAACTGGGCAGCAAATTGCGCAGCGGCGCAAGGATGATGTTCACCAACTGCGCCGCAGCCTGAAGCGGGTTGAAACTCGGATCGTTGAAGTCGATTGATTGGAAGAAGTTGCGGATGTTACCGAAGAACTGCGTCAGCTCCTCAACCCCGCCACCCACAAGGCCGGTGATCGCCTCGATGATGTCCCCGAGAATCGGGATGTTCAAAGCCCAATCACGCAACTGGTCGAACGACGCCTCACCAGGGATGAACACCCCAGCGACCGCGCGCACCACCCACGCCAAAAACTGCTCGATGAACTGCTCACCAATCTCAAGCAGCTGCTGAACAGTGAACGGACGCAACCACTGCTGAGCTGACTGTTCCGGGTGAATACCCGGCTCAGACGGCACCGCATGCGCCCACTTAGGCAGCGGATCAAACGAATCAGTCATGACAGCGGCAAAACCTCAACCGAAAACATCGACGTAGAAGCAGAAGTCGTATACGTCACCGACCCCGCCTGCCTCTCGCACCGGAAATAGATCGTCGCCGGTGTACCAGCCGGCACACGGTCAAACCCATCAGAAGAACCAGCCGCAGGACCAGGAACCAACACCAGCCGCTCCGACTGCGCCACACCCGGGCACCGGCCGATCACGTTGCCGCCGGACTCGCCGTTCAACCGGGCCACCAAATCAACCCGAACATCCGCACCCTCACCGGTGACCACCGTGTACCCCTGCACACGCGGCCGCCAATCAAAAGGCTGCGCCGGGATCGACACCTGAGCCAAAGTCGAATTGGCATTACCCGATGCAGTGTTGTTGATCGACGCCGGAACATACCGGTCCCCCACACGCTGCGCCGCCAGCACAAACCCATCAGCAGTCGAGTTCACCACCGGCACCTGACCCGCAACAGGAGAAGGATCAACATCCGTCGGGTCCCACACCGCCTCACCGTCATCACCCTTCGGACCCTTACGGACCATCGGATTCAGCCGGTACACACCAGGGCCGGACTCGCTGGGAGGAGTCAGTTCGGTCCATGACCACGTGAGCGGGGTCGGATCGTCAGCCTCAAGCTCTACCGGCTGAATCGGCCCAGTGTCGATGACCGCAGGCTGGCCCGCCGGCCCCTGTGCGATGGCGGGCACACCAACACCGATACCGCCCTGCGGACGCAACTGGAGGATCGCCGCGCCAGCAGTCGGATCGACAGGAATCTCCACGATCCCCTCAAACAAATAGTGAGTCCCAGCAGGATTCAAAGGCCACGACATAAGGCACGCTCCATTCACATTGGGCGAGTTACAGAAAGAAAGGACGACCGCTGCTTATCCCTGAGGTGACAGCGTGAGAACAGACAACGTTTCAAAAATCCCCGTGATGAACCGCTGATGCTTCGCCAGCGGAGCCTCCGACTTGCGTCCATCCCCCAACTGCGCGATCACCTTCCGCTCATCCTGGGAAACCCGCCACATCACATTCTCGATGTAGTCAGTCACCATTCGGGTACGTGACATGAACACCAGCGACATCAGGCCGCCGCGAAAAACGTCCCGACCCAACGCATACTGGGCACCGTTGCGGAACTGCACCGTCGCCGTCGTCTTGCCCTGCGAATCAAACAAGGCGTTGATGAATGCGAACACCGTTTCGATGTTGTACGGCGCTGATGCTGTCGGATAGAACCGCTCGATCGCCGGATGGTACGGGCCAACTTCGTCACGGCGGTCGTAATGCTGAATCAACTGGAACGCCAGGAAGCTGTTGTTCAGGAACCCCGACAGCAGATCGGACGGTATGCCGGTGAATCCAACAACGATCATCAGCGAGTCGATCAGCCATGCGAAGGTGGCATTCATCAAGTCGTTCAACCACTTTGGGCTACGGCCACCAATAATGTGCTGCCAACCCTCAGGTGTGTGGTCAGTGATCGTGCACGCATCGATACCGGTGTCCTCACCCGGCTCGGGGGCCACGAAATAGGCGTATGGCTGCTCGAAATCCACACCCAACGCGGGCGCATAAAACACGCCGTCCATGCCGGGAACCTGCTTGATGACAGGTTTGAAGATGTCCCCCAGCGACCCGCCAAGGTCAATCGTGGTGCGCAGCACCGAATCGAGCACGGTTTTCGTCGGACCAGTGATCTGCGACCGGTCCACTGTGGAAAACACGTAGGTAGGCTGGTCCAGGTTCGCCCACCTGTCAGGCTGCGGATCACCTGGAAGCCACAAATCCATGCGGGTATCCACACCGTACGACTGGGTAACGTCCTTGATGACGGCCTGAACGGTTTCCATCCGCACTGTGCGAGCCACCATCGGCGACGTGTCCAGCAGTGGATTGGTGCGTGACACATACACCGGGGTTCGCAGCATGCGGGTGAACGCCTGGACCGACAGCCCGTCCCGCGACAGGGCTTGCAGAACGGTGCCGAACCATGCCCGGATATCCGGGTTTAACGACAGTCCGTTGTTGATGAACTCCAGCCACCCGGACTGCAACCGCAGAGCGCATTCTGCGACCATGTTCTCCACGACGGTTTGCAGCGCCCACACGAAGATCGCGTGCGAGAACGGCTGTGCCTGAATCGGCAGCCACCACGACGGCCAAATCACGTAGTAATTGAGGATGTCGCGGATACCGCGCAGTTCAGCGGTGCCGGTCCATGCGCTGTCGCGGTACTCGAAGGTGTGGTTCTTCGTGTAGAACGCATACCGCAAACCGGCTGTCTCGACGATGACACCGACCATCGTCTTTTTGCAGTCCATGAACAAAGGGATGAGAGGGCTGTTCCCTTTGAGGACGATCCGGCCGGTTTCAACATCGTTGCGCGGGTCAGCACCCGACGCCTCGATCAGGTCGCCACCGACAGCGCCCATCGGCTGCCAAAACTTGTCGCACACCGTGAACCGGAACGACGTGTCTACCTTCGATTTGCGTTCCGTCAACGCCCGCGCGGTTCGTGCGATCCTGTTCGGGTCGCCGGACTGGAGGGCCGATTGCCATGCGGCTGTTTCGCGTTCAAACTTCGACAACCGTCATCCCCTCCTTTCCTCGGTTCACAGGCGCCACAAATTCACCCACTACAGGGGCTACATCGGGTAGCGGCGCAACGGAGTCCCCGAAAGAATCACCTTCGAGTCAGCGTTGCCACCAACAATTTCTGTCTTCACAAAGAACTGCTGCGCCGGTTCGCCAGGTGACTTCGCGGGGATCGCCGCGTTCTCACTGAACCGGCCCGACAGGTACTTATAGAAATTGCCCTGCGGGGGAACAATCCCAAACAGCGACCCAATCTGGTCGGTGAATGCGTTCCGTTCCGAGAAAAACGACAACAACGACTTCACCGCCTGCTGGAAAATGTTCAACTCCTGCGGCGACGGCGGCACCGACGTCAAATCCTGCACCAACGTCGTCTGTGAGCGCGGGTCGGTACGTAGGAACACAATCTGATTGGGCAGCAGCGGACCAAACTCCACATACTCATCCGCGCCGGGACCGTCATACAACCGGAACGTGCCCGGGCCAAACAAGGTCGCATCCCAATACATCGGCTGGTCACCAACATTGACCATCGACACAAACCCCGACTGCGTGACATTCGCATTGTCGCCCGCCGACACTTTCCGCACCGGAGCTGGTGTCGCCTGCGTGATCAACGCGCCACCGGCCTGCATACCAAACCCAATACCCCGATAATCCGGGCCAAGCTCGCTACCAGTGCCGGTTTCCTTGTGCGACAAGATCGGCAACCCATTGCGCAACACTTTGAACATGCGCGGATCGCCCTCATACCCGGCAACCAGGGTGAACTTCTCCCCAATCAGCGGGGCCACCAGAAGTGGCCGCTGAAACATCACCGTCTGCGAGAAGTTGTTGAACCTCGACAGCTTGATCCAGTTGCCCTGCACCCGCATGCGGATGCCATTACCGTCCCAGTCTCCGTTGCTGTCGCGGCCCATGCGAGCCCACAGGTCGTTCGCCCCACTATCAGGCAGGCTCCACTCTTGGAACCCGCCGAGCACCATCGACACAACCTGATTGTCGGTGTCGGTGTCGAAATCCTTGTACGGGCCGCACACCACCTCGCGGGTATCCGTTGTCAGCGGATCGTCCGGGTCGTCCCGCCACCTCGCCTGGTCACCATTGGCGTAGACGTACCCGCCGCCGTCACCCTCGTAGTACAGCGGCCAGTCCGCGCCGAGGTCCTGCGTGCCCGACGTGTCATAGTTGAACGTGTCGGTCATCGACTCGTACTCGAACTGGAAACTCGCCGCGTAGTCGTAGGTACGCCAGAACCCCGAATCGGCCCGCAGGCGCAAACTTTCACGCTGCCGCTTGCCGATCTCCAGCGGTGCTTGCGGCGCGCCCTGGAACCACCTGACCGGCGCCCACCAGTGCCCCATGTCGTGGGTGAGGAAGTTCAGCGTCGATTCCTGCTTCGCGTCGATCGACGCGATCAGATCGCGGTAGACCCTGCGCGTCCACTTCGGCGACCGGCCACGGCATTCCACCCCCACCTCAACCTCAATCGGGTCGTAGAGCGCATCAATATTGGTGATTCCGTCCTCGGTGGCGCCCTTCTGGTCGATGTGCTTCCACGGCGGGATCAACCCCTTGAGTGAGGTGAGGTGCACCATCTCCGGGGCTACAACCCGGTCAGGGACCGCCATCCCGCCCATCATGTGGAAAGTGATCGACTCGTCGTAGGCGTCGAGCCACATCATCGGCTTCTCGCCCTTGGCAAGGTGGTACCAGCCGTGGGGGGTTACATCCGTTGCGGGGTAATGCTTCTTAGCCATTTACCGGGAAACCGCCAGGATGCCCCGTCGTTCACGGCGGGGAGGAATGGCGTACGCCACAGGCGTATTGCGTTTACACACGTCAACCTCCTGAGTAAACTTGGATCTTTGTGAGGACCGCGTACAAGGTCCGGGCCTACCCGGACGCCGAACAAGCCGCCCTGTTGCGGCGCACGTTCGGCTGCGTACGTCTGGTGTGGAACAAGACGCTCGCCGAACGGCAGCAGCGCTACACCACCGAACAAAAATCGACCTCCTACAAGGAGACCGACGCTGCTCTCTCGGAGTGGAAGAAGACCGAGGATCTGGCGTTCCTGTCTGAGGTGTCGTCGGTTCCGTTGCAACAGACGCTGCGGCATCAGCATTCGGCGTTCGCCGCGTTCTTCAAGGGCCTCGCGAAGTACCCGCGTTTCAAGAGCCGCCACGGAAGGCAGTCCGCGCACTTCACCCGCTCCGCATTCCGCATCAAAGACGGCGCTCTGTGGCTGGCGAAAACCGCCACGCCTCTGCGGATCGTGTGGACATGGCCCGGTGTCGATCTGGCTGCGCTCGATCCGACGATGGTGATCGTCTCCCGTGAACCCGATGGCCGTTGGTTCGTCACGTTCGCTGTCGACCAGCCCGATCCCCAACCCCTGCCCGTCACCGGAGAATCGGTGGGCGTGGACCTGGGCATCAAGGACTTCGCTACCTTGTCGACCGGGGAGAAGATCGCCAACCCGCGCCACATGGCCCGCCACGAACGGGGCTTGCGCCGTCAGCAACGCCGCCTGTCCCGCATGAAGAAGGGATCGAAGAACCGTGCCCGTCAGCGAGTGAAGGTTGCGCGCAAACACGCTCGCGTCCGGGATGCTCGCCGCGACTTCCTCCACAAGACCAGCACCGAACTCGTACGCAGGTTCGACACCATCGCTGTCGAAGACCTCGCCCCGAAGAACATGGTCGGTAACCGATCGCTCGCCAAGTCGATCAGCGAATGCGGTTGGGGTGAGTTCCGTTCCATGCTCGAATACAAGGCGAAGAAGGCTGGCCGTCGTGTCGCGGTGATCAACCGCTGGTATCCCAGCTCGAAGACCTGTAGCGCGTGCGGGCACCTGCTCGCGACGCTCTCCCTCGGAACACGTCATTGGACGTGCCCCGACTGCGGCACCCGACATGATCGGGACATCAACGCCGCGAAGAACATCCTTGTCGCCGCCGGGCTGGCGGAGACACAAAACGCCTGCGGAGGCGACGTCAGACCGCATGGGGCATCCCATCGGCAGTCGCCTGTGAAACAGGAACCCTCGCAGGCGACTGCGAGAATCCCCGTCCTTCAGGGCGGGGAGTAGTCAACCTCCCGGCATGACGTACTGGTTTTGCAGGTGATAGGCGATGTCGCGGCCGGTGCCGTCTTCGGTGGCACGCTGGTTGTTGACCGTGATGTTGGTGTCGCCCTGGTTGACTTGGGTTTGGCCCTGGCCTGTGGCTTGCGGGTCGATGTCCTTGCGCTGCTGGGATGCTTGGCCGGCCAGGTTCGGCAACGCGGGAGCCGCACCAGCAATCCCCCCGGCAATGCGGGTGATCCAGTTGTTGTTCGCCAAATCCGATCCGCCCGTGGGCAGGAACGTTTCCATCAACCCTTGGGCGCCGATCGCGGCGACCTGGCCGCCGTACTCGATGGCACGGTTGATCAGCTTCACCCCAGTCTGCGCGGCCTGACCCGCACCTGGTGCCATCGCATCCAGTGCCATACCACCGGCCTGCACCGCCATGCCAAGCGCACCACCACCGTCCATGCCGACACCGCCGGAACCGGACCCGGCATACGGTGCGACGTTCGCCCCGATGTTGGTGGTGTTCGTCGGCCCACCGGTGAACAGGCCTTGCGGTGCGCCAGCGGCCATCGGGCCGCCACCGCCGCCCGTGGTGGGCAGCGGGGCAGGATTCGTCGCCCACGCACCCGACGACACCGGAGCCGGCGGGTTATTCAACGCAGGGTTGGTGTTCTGCGGGCTGTACAACCCCGGAGCACCCGCCGCCGCCGCCGACCCGCCAGGAACCGACGTCACCGGCCGGTAGTAATGCGACGTGAACGCCGGATCGTCGGCGCCCGTGCCGCCAATACCGCGCCGCGCCGCTGCCGCGTCACTGCCCCAGTTGAACGGGGTGCCGCCAGGCAGCGTCGCCTGCATGTGGCTGGCGTTGAAACCGACCCGGAAATCGCCAGGCCCGCCCATGCCCTTGACGAATCCACGCGCAGTCAACCACTCGTCCGCATTGTGGGTCGACATGCTCGCGCCGGTCGTCGGGCGGCCATCCATCAAGTTGACCAGATCCTCAACAGCGCTAGAACAATCAGCCAAACCCTGCGTCAGGTCGCCGCGTTGTTCTTGTGTGTACCGGCCCGCCGGAACGTTGGCGAGTAGCGCCGCGTCGCCGGGATAGGCACCGATCGGCGTCATGGACACACCGGTCGCACCGGCGGACGGGTAGGAACCCCGGTCATACTGGTTGTTCTGGTACTGCGGGCCGAACACTCCCTGCGCCCCAAGGACACCCATCAACCCGTGCCCGCCCTGGGTCGGGTTATAGGCCGAAATGGCCTGCAACTGCCCCAACAACGGTGCGGCGGCAAGGTTCGCCACGAACTTCGTGATGTTCTCCGCGATCCCCGCCAAACCCTTCGAGATACCGAAATCCTGATCAAGCTTGGCGCCGATCTGCCCCAAATCCTTGGCATGCTGATCGGTTTGCTTCGTCAACTTCTCGTACTGATTCGCCCGCGCATCCGACATGCGCATCTCGGCGGCCTGAAGGTCACGTTCCGCTTCGATCACATCGTTACGGGCCTTGAGCCGGTCCTCTTCGGTCGCCTCGGTGGACTGCTCCAACTGGGCCGCGCGGGCACGCTTCTCCGCCAGTTTGTGGCGGGCATCCAGATACGACGATTCAGCGGAGAACACGGCAGCGTCCTGCGGCATGCCAGGAATCCCCGGCGGCAACGTCGTGTCATACGGCAACACCGGTGCATCCGGCAACTTCGGGCCAGACGACGACGACCCGCCGGCACTACCCGCAGCGCCCGGAAACAGATCAGCCAACGGACCATCATGACCCGCATCCGCAGCGGCACCAGGACTCCGACCATGCGGGCCATTTCCCCCACCGACACGCGTCGATTGCCAGTCAGGAGTGTCAGGACGACCTGGAACGCCCCACGGCGCAGTGAAACCACCGGCCCGCTGCCACGCTGTAGGATCGTCCAACAGATTCATCAAAATCTCGTCTGGGCCAAGCTTCGGTGCGAGATAGGTGCGAATCCACGCCTGCCGCCGCCGCAACTCTTCGGGATTATCAGCCGCCTGCCGCTCCCACTGAGCTGGCGTCAACTGCCCCCCAGGACCGCTGTAGTACGGGTCGTTAAACCGAGAGTCCTTGATAGCTTCGTTCACCTGATTGATCACCGGCACCAGCGCGAGGATCGCCCCAGCCGCGCCAGCAGCCAAACCAGGCATCCGCTTCAGATGGTTGTTCGCACCAGCAAGCGAGGTAACGAGATTCCCCACCGTAGAAAGCACACCAACGGACTTCCACGCAATGAACGCGGCCGCGACGGTCTCCACGCCGATTCCCATGTCGCTGAGGACATCTACGACCTTGCGGATCGTATTCCACAAATCCTGAGCTGTATCAACAGCGTCTTCAAACACACGCTTGATGTCGTCCTTGTGGGCAACGATCCACGCGTTCAAGTCATTCAGCTTGTCGGTCACGTTGTTGATCGACTTCGCCAACGCCCCAGGACCCTCAGTAGTGTCCAACGGGTCACCAAACAAAGCCGAAATGAAGTTCGCCCCAACACGACCCACAGCGGCGTTCATGTTCGACAAGGCACCGTCAACGGTGTCGGCCAGCTTCTTCGACATGCCACCGAACTGGCCCTCAATCGCCTGCACAAGCATGCCGAACGAAATCGTGCCGTCCTGCGACATCTTCTGAATCTCAGCGCTCGTCAAGCCGAACTCTTTCTGCAACGCCGCCTGAACATTGATGCCACGCTCATTGAGCTGCAACATCTCCTCGGCCTGCAACTTGCCCTTGTTGAACACCTGGTTGAAAATCACGGCCAGGTCGCCGAACTTCTGGCCAGACGCACCGGCCGCGTCCGCGATCGCCGTCAACGCCGCCTGCAACGGGCGGCCCTGCTTCACCCCACCGGCAAGGAACTGAGTAGCCGCCTTTGCCGCCTCATCCAACGCAATCGGAGTCCCAACAACCACCTCGTTGATATCCGACATGATCGTCTTAACCTGCTCGGCGCTGTTCCCCATCGCGGCAAGACGATGCGACGTCGCATCAAGAGACTTGTACCTGTCGAAACCCTTGAACAGGGCAACACCGGCTGCTCCGATGATGCCTGTCGCGGCGGCCGTGAACGCCGTGCCCAACGCGCGGCCAGCCAACGCGCCAGCCTTCGACGCCGCACCCTCATACCCCGACAGGGCAGACGAAAACCGGCCCGCCACAGGCAACGACGACGCAAGAGACGAACCAAACGACGAACCAAACCCCCGGCCCGCCGACACACCATTCGCCGCGAACCCATCCACAATGCGAGAACCCGCGGCCTTCGTCGCACGATCAACCTCACGCGACAACTGCTCACCAGCATTACGCCCAGCGGCAGCCGCCTCCTTGGTGACGTTCTCACCGATCGCACGACCAGCAGCCGAACCGCCACGAGCCCCAGCAGCAGCCATCTCACGCTCAATGTTCTTCGCCGCCACCGCAGCAGCACGCTCATCAAGACGGGAAATAATGTTGACGTAGATAGGCATTACGCTCCCCGGTCACCGTCGTTATGAGTGAACAGTTCGATTCGCTTCGCCTTAGCGGCCGCAGCGGCGGACTCTTTGCTCTCGAACCGTCCGCAGTAAATGTGCTGACGGTTATGAACTACGACCGCCTCCCACTTGCCAGCCTTGAAACGCACGCCACGCACTCCGCTCCTGCCCCACCCAGAGGATCTATTCTCACGATTCTGCTTCGCGGTGGTAACGCGAAGATGATCCGGGTTGACACACAGAGTGACGTGGCAGATGTGGTCTATCTCCATACCGGGCGGGATCTCTCCGTGCGCCCACTCATAGCAAAGACGGTGCGGCGAAAGGTTATTAAACCTCCCATACCCATGGTTAGTAGTTCCGCCCGTCCAAAGCCAGCACCCACCTGGCGCAGACTTGTCCACCTTCGCAAACAATCTCTGCTGGAGCGTCGGCTCCGCAATGCCAAACCGGCGCAGGTATCGGTCATGTGTTGCGCACAGCCCGTTCTTATGGGAGAAGACTCGTCGATCGCATCCATCAATAGCACACATCAGACACTCACCTCCCGTCACCAGCCGAACAGATCGGCCTCAACCTCACGCTGCAACTCATGCGCCTCAACCGACGCACGCGCCTTCTCCAGCCGATCAACCGGATCCTCAAACGCAAACGGCTCATACACAGCCTTACGACTCTTCGACGCATGAAACGACGCTCGAAACCTGGCGATCTCGTTATACGTCTCCGCCGCGATCAACTCCGGCTCAGACCAACGCCCACCACGAACAGCCCGCGCCACCGCACCATCAACAGGAGCGAAATCCACATACAACTCCCGAACGCGCTCCTCAGCGTTGTCCACGAACCGCACCCCGAACAGGTCCAGCAACTCCAAACTGGACAGCCTGCCCTGATGCCAATCCGAAACACTCAACCCGAAGAAGCGCCGCAGATCACTCGCTATCTGCCTCGGATACAGTCTCCAAAACCACTGGGCTTCCATCACTTTTCGAGTCGGACTCAGCTCGCTCCGCGATTGTGAAGCCCTGCTCGGTCCACGCCCGCCACACATCACGGGCACCAGCGGGACGCCCGTTGATTTTCTTCGACCGCAACACCTCGTAGGTGTCCATGCCCAACACGACCTGAACGATCCGCACCTCACGCGGCGGCGACACACGCTTACCGTCCTTGTAGTACGGGGGGCCTTTCACCGCGCCGGGGCGGGTCTCCGCCGGCAACACCATCTCGTTGCCGTCTCGGTCCTTAACTGTCTGCTCCGGGATGTACAGGTCAGGTTCCCGGTCGTAAGTTTCGATCTCTTCGAGGTACGCCTCGTAAGCTTCCAGAGCGTCGTCGTCGAGCATCCGAAGATTCGGGTGAGGCGGGATCGACATCGTAGTTCCGTCGTCGAACCGAAGGACACGGTCAGCGAACGGGGAATCGAACTCGGTGGCCTGCTCACGGGCCGCGGCGCCATTGTTGGTGGGCTTCGAAGTAGTCATGAGAATTTGGGGCTTCCTTTCACGCAATCACGGGGCTGAAAGACGGGGCTGAGGAGAGGGGGCCTGCCGGGTGGGGCCAGCCCCGGACGCACCATGCGGCGCGCCACAAACACCCACCCGGCAGGGGCTTTTCTGGCTAGCTGCCGTCCGAGTACTGCTCAGCCCATCCGGGGCCACCCATCCACACGTAGAAGTAGCCGGGAACCAGGGCAATCGTCCCAGCCGGATCGGGCCGCATGAAGTACTCGTTCGGCAGCACCTTGTACGTCAGGTCCGCCGTGTCCGGGTCGGTCTTCGACCGCTGCTTGGACGCCTGGTCGTCCAGCTTGACCGCCGGATAACCCTCAGCGCGGTAAATGAACCCGCCCGAGGTGCGGCGCGCGTACAGCAGCAGAAGCTGGTACTCCGCCGAATCCGCGTCCAGCAGCGGACCCTCACCGTAGTCAGGGGTACCGGGAAGAGCCACCAGCGGATTACCCGCGTTGTCGCACAACGGCAACTCCGACTCCAGCCGGTGAATCAGCGGATCGGCCGTACCGAGCGCCACGAACCGCACCGAGTACGACTTTTCCGTCACCTCAGAATCGACCGGGAACTTCGACTGCAACACCATCAGATCGTCAGAGGTGACGTCCGGTTCACGCTCCGCGCCACCATCTTCGGGGTTGCATCCAATGTGCCACCAACCCTCATTCGGGGCAGTGTTGTACTCGTACTTGCCGTTCACCTTCCGGCGAATGAACAGGTCATCGCGAAGCTTGCCGTCCTGCGCAAACGGCGACCACTTCACCGTCACGCAATCATCCTCGAACGGCGACATGTCAGTCGCGGCACCGCGGTTGTCGCGGATGAACACCGCCTGCAGGCCGCCACGCTCGATGAACGGCTTGTGAATGTCAGTGAATCCGCCGGCGCTCCAGTCGGTGCCGGTCAATGGCTGCGTCATAGGGACGCTCCTCTCATTTGGATAAGGGACCGGATTGCGAAAATTTCCGGCGAACAAAAAAGGGACCCGGCACTATCCGCCAGGCCCCTTGTCAGGGCTGAAACTTCAATTAGATGTACTGAACACCGATCTCGTAGCGGCCCACATGCCGCACCAAGTGGCCGTCGTCGTCATACTCGACGAGGACCGGTTTCATCAGCACACGCGCATAGTCGATACGCGCAACAACACCACCGCCGAGCGGTATCTCCGTCAGCGGGTTAACGACGAGCTCCAGCATTCGTTGGTGCGTCAACTCGGCCTCATTCTCAGCGGCCTCATCAGACGCGGCGAACGTATGCACCGACACGACAGCAGAATCGCTGCCTTCCTCGGGAACATCACGCCCATCGACGCGGCGAACCACACGATGCGGCAACGGATCACCCGACAAACGGCGAGTAGAAACCTTCCCCAAAGGGGACAGCCACGCCACCAGTACACGGTGGATACTCGGCGCTGAATCAGTCGCCATACGCGGTGCCGCCGAACTGTTTAGCTGTCTTCTGGGCCGGCGCGTACTCGTCGTTGTGCGCCGACCCGAACTCCACGAGATGCGCTTGCGGATCAGTCGCGCCGACCTTCCCGCGACCCTTGTTCGTGGACCGTTCCGTCACCTGAACAGAATCACGGTAAGCGCCGGTGCCCACGGGAGAATTGTTCTTCCACGCGGCAACAAACTCGTCCATGAACTCGTTGACGCCCTGATTCACCTCAGGCAGTTTGTCGAAATCGTCCAGCCGCACACCGAACTTCGCCAAAGGGTTCTTCCTCGTTGGACCGTTAGCCACGATTCATCACACCTTCCGAAGTTCTGCCACCAAACCCGGCGCCCAACCGTGAAAACCCATGTTCCAGTCACGAACCACAACCACATCGAACACATCCGACCCATACCCCACACGGTCTTTCACCTTCACCGGCGAACCGGGCGGCAAGTACAGGTCAACATCGATCGTTTCGGTTTCCACAATCGAATACGTCCCCACCACCTGCACATGCGGGGCAAGTTGGATGACCGGAACAGTCACCCCAGAACCGAACTGGGGAACCGTGTTCCCCAAACCATCCGACGAGTCACCGACGTGCGGATAGTGCGTCACCGTGTACGCGGTTGGAAACGTCACGGCATGTACCTGTCGGAACCCAGCGGGATGCTGTTCATCGATATGCGGTATGGCCGCAGACGCAGTTTGAGCGCGTTCGTAAGATACAAGTTTGACGAATCACCGCCCCACTTGAACGAGTACGGGCCAGCAGATGCGGTTGTGCCTTCGGGGTATGGCGATTGAGGTGCAGTGAGGGCGGTAGCGGCGATCTGCGCCACCACCCTCACCACAGCACCAGGAATCACATCAGGAATCGACTCCCACCCGAGGTATCCGACAACGAGATCGGACGCCTCTTCGAGGAGAAGACCTGCACGAGTGGCTTCGTCCGGCGTCAGTTCACGCCCGAGAACCAACTCCAGGTCATCGATATCCGCCAGTGACATTCGCTTATCGCCTTAGCTGCCATCCGGGACGACAGCGCCGACGGGCGTCTTGTTGTCGCCGACCGCGGTCGCGCCGTTGCCGAGCACGTACGCGAAGCGGGCCTTCAACCGGAGAGCGATCATGTCACGCTCAGCGAGGTTGATCGATCCGACCGTGGCCTGATCGAGGAACTTCACGGTGATGTCCTGACGGACACCGATCCGAACTCGCGAGGAATCCACCACCAGAGCCTCAGCGACACCGACAGGCCACGCACCGTTGGCGTTGAAGTAGGTACCGAACCCGTTGAACGACTCATCACGGAAGATCGGGTTACCGTTCGCGTCACGAAGGTTCGCCACGTCGAAACGGAATCCCAGGCTGGCGAGCAGCGTGTCAGGCATGTACCCGGCTGCCGCGACCGCCTTCGACGCCCGGTTGATGCAGCCGATCAGGTCGTCTTCGTTCGCGTCACCCGGAACGATCGTGTAGTCCTGGTTTGCCGCGACAGCCGCCGGGAGCAGCGCGGGCGACACCCACGACGACGGCTTGTCGGTGCCGAAGATGACAGCCTGATCGAGCTTCTTACCGATCGCCTGGCCGCCAAGAGCCGCGATCTCTTCCAGAAGCGAGGTCGATGCGTCATCAACCACGTTCTCGTGAACGGGAATGATAACCGCGACTTCCTCAGCGACCAGGGTCCGGTCGGCCCACGTCGCCTCAGACGTCGGCTTCACACCCTCAGGTTCGGTCGCGGACTCCGACACCCACGAAGCGCCAGGCAGGGTCGCCAGGACGGGCAGGTGAGTGGTCTTGGTGCCCATGTTGACAGTCGGGAACGCCTGCAACACAGTCGATCCCTTCTTCGCGGACGCCAGGAGGTCGTTTGCGTAGGCCTCCTGGATGAGGGTCGCGACCTCGGAACGTGAAATGTCAGCCATGATGGCCTTCCTTTCATGGTTTTCCGCCGAGGCCGATCCTCGAACGGGTTTCGATGGTTGGGTTAACCGCCGGCCCGCATCCGACGCAGAGCTTCAGCTGCTGCTGCTTTCGGGTCCAGGTCTGCGGTCTCAGTGCCTGTTGTTCCTGATTTCAGGTTCTTTGCAGGCGGTTTGAGCTTTGGGGCTTGCTGTTGCAATTGCTGATCACGCCATGCGATCAACTGATCAGCGGAGGCTTCCAGTTCCTCTTTGGTGCTACCCGTGAGGCTGGCCGCTGGCACGCCTTTCTCGGCCGCCACTGACGTCACGAGAAGGTCGCGTTCTGCCTTTTCCGCCCGTGAGCTGACTAATTGCAGCTGCTCGGTGAGTTTCTGCAACTCGGTCTTCTCGCCCTCGCGGATTTTGTCCAGCTCTTCGGCTTTCGACTTCAGGTCGTCGTAATCGGAGAATTTGCTTCGTTCGCGTGCGATTCGCTGCTGGATGATCCGATCGAACTCATCCTGAGATGTGATGGGTTTGAACGAGCTCTGCTGTTCGTCCCCGTTTCCGGGTTGGGTTGTTGCGCCGTCTTCGACGGTGTTTTCAGCCTCTTCGGGCATGGTGATATAACCTCCGCGTTATTGGAGTGGCCCGACCATTTCTGATAGCGCAGGTCGTCCGCGCCTTCGCCTGAAGTAGTCAGGCTGAAGTCATGCGCCGTAGAACGGCTTTCGTGTCGATCGCGCCGTGGGCGCCTTTCATCTCTCCGTCCTCGCGGGCGGCGGTGACGGCGTTTTGGTAGTCTTCTTCCCATTTGTCCACATACGGTGGAGGCTCGTATGACTGGCCCGGGCGGACTGGGACGGCGATGCAGCGGCAGTGGTCGTGGTACTTGGTTGATGCCCCGGCTGATTCTCTGGACCAGTACACTGCGCCGCGTGTGGCGAGCATCCGGCAGAACGGGCATGCTGTAGCCGACGCGTAGCGTGCCCATCTGGTCTTAGCTGGAAATGGCGCTCCAGCGGCGGCGATTTCGTTCTCTAGGTTGGCGAGAACTGTTTCCCGCGAGGCGTCGAACACCATCCGCTGTGTAGAGCCTGCGAGCCGGTCCAGTGGAGAGGCTTCTCCGGGTGCGTGGAACGCCCACGACACCGTTTTCTGAATGCGGCCTTCTGGTATCGGTTCGGTGACCGGTGACGCCTTATAGGGCAGCTGCGGCGCGGTTTCGGTGTACCACTGCGCTGTGACCATCGACGCTGCCGACAGTTGCGGAGCTACAAGTTCAGGCAACGCAGCAGAGACAATCTGCTCGAACTCCGCAATGTCAGAGTATGACCGCCACAGTTGCACGAGCTGAGATGTGTTCAGCGTCGCCAAGTCCGATAGAACCTGCTGCAAAGCGTCGGCGTCAGTCGGACTGGGCAACTGTCCTACCTGCTATATCCCCCACCTGGGGATCACGCTGAGCCGTTGCCGCTCCTTGCCTGATGCTCGACACCAGATCAACAACAGTGGACTGCTGAATTGAATCCTTGATCGCCTTGATCTGCTGCTGCGACAACCCAGGAACCAAATGAACCACATCCCGCAACTGCACACCAGCCGCGACAAGCTTCGTAATCCCATCGACGACAGCGCCGAACGCACGAGCCTCAGTGTCCCGCCAAACCACCTCAGCACCAGAATCAGCCGCAGTCTCCTCATCGCCATCAATCTCGGCAGCCAGACGTAAAACCTGCTCCCACGACTCACCGAAACTGTCCCGCTTAGCCTGCAACTTCCGCTGCTGATTCGCCTCAGCAGCCGCCAAAGCCTCAGCGGACATATTCACCATCTTGCCCGTCACCTGAGCCGGCGAAATCTGCGCCCGCATCGCAACATGCTGGATCATCTCATCCAGAATGTCGTTGTACTGACCCGTATCCGCAGCAGGAAGCGCCTTCGCGTCAACGTCTTCATCCTCAAACGCCCACACACGCTTAGCGGACGCCGCTAGAATCTCACTAGGCGATGCCGTCCACCCTGTGATCACCTTCTGGGGGAACGCCCCGAACCGCGAAACCACCAGACGATCAAAATTCACCGAATTGATCGCCTGCTGATCACGAATCAACGGTGCCACCTCGCCAACAATCGCACCGTCAGCATCACGACCATTGACGAACCGCACCACAGGGCACACACGCTCGCCACCATAAGTAGCGCCATGCGGCACTGGATCACCATCGACCACAACACTGATCGGATGAGAAGCGCTCCGAAGCGTCGGATCAGACTCCGACACCTCACCCAGATCAAGGTCATAGGCGAACTCGTCGTCATACAAGCGGCCACGGCGACGCAACTTCGCATCAACCTGAGTGACCCACATCTCCAACGCATACTGCGGCCACTCATCAGCAACAGGATCGACATACGCCGTCAGAATCTGCTTCGGAGACCGAGGCGACAACACCGGACCATTTGGGCCAGCAGTCACCGTCATGTACGACGCCCCGTACGTCAAGGCAGGAACATATACCGACGACTGGCGAGCATCCATCCGGTTCGCCTGCCAGATTCGCCACGCCGGATCGTTATCCTGCGCATCCGCAGACCGATACCCGGTCACCGACAGATTCTGGGCGAACGAATCTACAACCAAACCTAGAACGTTCTTCACTGACAGCCGAGCTAGATCTTTGATCTCCTGCTCCGCCGACTCCGGAACCTCTGGAACCCCACGGATACCCTTCGCGTAGTCGCCGATACGGTCCAGCCATGAACGCTCGGAGAGGTGAATCTGCCACATTGCGGCGATCACATCGCGTATCTCGCGATCATCAAGCATCGCAGCTACACCTCCCTTCCGTAGTTAGGTCACCAAAACCTCAGGCGAACGATGCGCCCCCAGAACTGCGCGGCTTCGACGTCACCGCCGCGTACACCGCCGCCGACATCGCAATCGCAGGGCCAATATCAAACGACTCAGCACGCGGCATCATCATCCACCCGCCGGACGGACGATCCTTACGCGTAGCCCCACGCACCGCCACATCAAGCTCAGCCTGGCCGCCATGCGTCAAACGGCCCTGATCAACAAGACTCACCCACAACGCATTGCCAGCGACCGACTCGTTAGACGAATACACCGAAGACTTAAACTTCATCTGCTTCAGCTTCTCGCCCAACGCTTTCGCCGCACCAACCGAATCATGCTTGATCGGCGTTTTCCGAGACGCGTACGCGCGCAGAAAATCCACCGCCTCAACCTCAGACTGCGTGCCAAGAGCGATCTCGACATGCACCCCATCGTCGACCCCAGACCAGCACGCAACAATCCAAAACCATCCGGACCTGGTTGCACTAACCCCGAACGCTGAAACGTCACCAAGATCGTCCACGTCGCAGCACAGCGACCGCCACTGGTCGCCCGGAACAACCGACGAAACCTCGTTCGTCTTATCCCAAATCCCGAACACCTCACGACGAACATCCTCCGGAGACATGTTCTCCACCAGACGCTCAATCGCCGACTTACCAACACGATGCCCGAACGACGGATTAGCCTCAGCCAACCGATCCCAGAAACCCGGCGCATCAATATCGGCCACAACATCATCGGGAGACTCCGGAGCGAACTCCACATACACACCCTTGAACGGGCGGCGCTTCTTCTGCTCCAGCGCACGATCACGACGACGCTTGAACGCATCATGCACACCCAACGCAACCTCTTGCGGCCGCGGCGGCGTACCCATAAAGAACGCCAAACCAATCTCGGAGACGTTCATCGCGGCGAGCATGTCCGTCAGCGCCGACTCCTTCAAGTTCTGACACTCGTCATAAACCTGAATATCAACCTCAGAGAAGCCACGACCGAAACCCTGAGCCCGGGCGCCGAACAAAATCCGTGACCCGTTCGCGAAGTGAACACCCCGATTGTCGTCAGACTGCACCACAGGATGCATAGGACGCATCTTCGGCCTGATCGCCGGCTTCTCGACAATCCCCGCGATCTTCGTCAACGTCTCCGATGACGTCCGATCATGATGAGACGACCAAACCACCAACGTGCCCGGACGAGACAAACAGATCGCGATCAGCCCGACCATGATGCCCCACGTTTTGCCGGCCTGCCGAGCGATACTCAACGTCACACCCATGACGTCGCACGCCAGCGTGCCGTCCTCACGCAAACCCAAGGCCGCGTACCAAATGTCTTCCTGCCAGCGATCAAACGCCACACCCATACCGGGTAGCTCTTGGGCAATCAGCTCGTAGTAGCGGGTATGTGAAATGTCATCCGGGACGAAGCACTGGCGAGCAATATCGACAAGCGGCGCAGGGTTAACCCGACTTCCGGAACCGGTCGGCATCGAAAGCCACAACCTTGCCGGACTCCTTCGGAGCCGACTCAGACTCGGAGTTGAGCGCCTTCAACCGCAAAATCTCGGCCTTCGCCCGCTCAATCTGTGCATTCAGCTGCGAGCGGAGCTGCGGCATATCCTCAAACGCCTCAGCAAGCAGGCGATACCGAATCTTCGCCTCCGCCAGCTCATCACCAGCGGCCATCGCCTCATTCAACGTGCTGTACTCAGCCATCCCATATCCTCTCGGACCCGCCGGTTAACCGCCCGACGTCAGCGTGGCGCACCAAAGCCTGGTGCAAGGTCTAGGCAAAGCGCGGATTCACGTACGACTCCCTCACTGCCGGCACAGCACGATCCCCAGACGACTTCGCGCGATTACACTGCCGACACACTGCCTGGCAGTTATCCAGCCCATCCGAATCTTCCTGAGACCAGCCCAGTCGCGCAGCCTCAACAGAACTCACGATGTGGTCAACCTCAAACGACCGCGGATGAGGTGGGCGAGCGTCATAGTCGATAACCCCGCCCAGTGCCTGGCAATCCGCCGTGATCCGCAACGCGCATGGAGCATCACCGTCACGCTGACGAACCTGAGCGCGGCGACGATTCCGAACAGTCGTGTTGGCGAACGGCACTACAAACCTCCCTACCCCCGGGTCACACACACGGACGCCT